CGATTACTAAGAGTAATAGTATTACCACCGGCAACTATTCCTGCAAATCTACCTTTTTCATCTACTGTTTCAATATCAGGACTAAGTTTAACACCTGCTGCTTCTAATGCAGATACAACAGATAATAGATTAGGATTATCAGTATTAGCTTGTGCAACTTCCATAAGAGTACCTATTTGAGGAGCACTATCTTGACTAGCAAGTGGGTCAGGTACAACTACGGGAGACACAGTTTGTTGCTCCTTTATGGGGGAAACAGCGGCGTCAGCCGCGTTAGTACGACCAGCACTACGACTAGGATTCATAAGAGTAATAGTTCTATTATAGACATCACCAGTATAATTAAAATTACTAATAATATTGCCCTTACTATCAGTTACATTTCCTAAGTCAGTAACTAGTACTCCGTCTTTAGCTACAAACTCTTCATAACTACTATAACCAGTATCCATCCATTCATCTTGAAGTATGTTAGGTATCTTAGCTTGTAATTTACCATCTACAACTCTAAATAGATTAGATTCACCACGAATAGCTGAATTAATAACATTACGAGTAAGTAAACTATATACTCCTTCCATCATCTTACTAAAGTTACCATGATTATTAGTAGGAACGAAACCATTAGGCATACGAGCCATAAGTCTTCTAGGTTTAGTTTCACCCGGAATAGCAAATGCTATATTTCTATCAGCAACATTAAAGTAAATAGTTGGTCCAACTTTATTAAGAGGACGAAATGCACGACCTACAACTTCATAACCATATAAAGCTTTTTGTTTACCTACATACTTAGTTATCTCATCTAATAATTGTTGATGTAATTCAGTATTGCCTTGTAATGTAGCATCTACTAAAGAATGAAACATCTTATCTAATCCTTCATTAAACCTCTTAGTATATTCAGTCGCTTCTGTTTCACTATTACTCATAGTATTCTCACGACTAGTAACTGAAATAAGTCTTCCTTCTGAATCTTTAACAGTCATACCTATTACACCTCTAGGAATACGACTAGCAGCAATTATACTATTAGATTTAATATCAGCAACTCCACCATCAACTCCTACAACTAAACGATAACCATCAGTTGCTTCACTAGTAGTAACATCCCCGAACTTACGATATATAGGATTACCATGTTTATCTTTAGCATAAATAACACTACCTGAACTTGTACGTCCTACAACTAAACGTTTCTTCTTAGACTTAGTTTTACTAATAGAGGACTTTAAGTTATTAATGTCTGTATAAGACTTCTTGAGTTTATTCATCCAATTAGTCAACGATTCATTAACAATAGAACTAAAGTTAGATTGATTAACATTAAGAGCATTATTAAAGAATATAATACTATTAAGATGTCTAATCCTATCTAATAGATTAGTCTGTGTATCACCGAATAGACTAGTTAGATTCTTCCAATGTTCGTTCTCTTGTAAAGCATTAAGTTGATGTCCAAATGTTCCTTCGACTTCTGGATTATTACGAACACGATAAAGACGACGTATGTTATTAAGTAATTGTACAAACTCTTTAGCACTATCATCTTCATTAGCAATAATAGATTGAAGTTGAGTTATAAAATCTATACTACCATTCTTAACAGTATATCTCCAACCTTGATTCATAACTTCAACATTACCATTGTTATAACCAATCTTAGGAAACTCACCTATCTTAATTCCACGAGACTTAACTACAAGATTATTATTTTCATCTAATTCTACACTAACTGTATCATTAGATTTAAGTTGACCAATACGAGAATAAACCTTACTATCGTTTAGATTAACTAGATTGAAGAAATAACCATTATCTTTAGATTCTTGTTTCTTTTCGGCAACAGCATCATCTAAAGTTTTACTAGCAGACTGTACAATATCAGAAGGAGTTTTAACTTCGGTATCAATATTAATTATCTTACCATCTACTACTTGACGATTAGCTAGAATCTTAATATCATTATATAAGTTAATAGCTCTAGGATTCATCTGTTGAAGATAAACCATCATATCATTAAGACTAGTAAATGTCTTACCTCCTACTTCATTACCTTGTATCTGATTATATAAATCTATAATAAGATTAATCTCTTCTATACGCTGACGTTGACTTTCTAAGTCATTATCAGATATAGCTGATTCAAGAACTGTACCATCTGTTTCAGTACTTTCTTCTTTCTTACTAGTATCTACAATAGTAATATCTCCTGCGGCAATAGCAGTATTAAGTTCTTCAATAGTAACATCTGCTATTATATTATCTTTAGCATCTAAACCATCAATACTTACATTACCAAACTTACTAATACGAACATCTATATCGTTAACTTTAACCGGCTTACGAGTAACATCTCCAAGACTTGCAAAAGGATTAACTATCGTAAATTCTAAGTTACCAATATTAGACTTATTAACAACACCTTGAGTACCTTTAGAAACTACTTTATCTAATGTTTCCTTTAGCTTCTTTTCTTTGGCAGTAAGTGGTTTAGCTTTTGGTTTTGGTTTAGGTTTAACCGCTGGTTCTTCTTGAGTCGTCGCTTCGCTCCTCCCTTCCCCCGTAGAGGAGCTAGCTTGTTGATTATTCGACTGTTGTTGCTGAACTTGACTTTGTACAGTAAGTTTGTTTCTTCTTTTAGCAATAGCTTCTTTTAGATTACTTATTTCAGTCTTACCATTCTCTGAATTATTAAGAATACCAATAGCATTAGATAAACTCTTATTAGCAATATCTTTACTTTCTTCTTCTGTAAAAGCATTATCTAAAGCCTTCTCTAACTTAGCAAGTTCTTCTTCGGTAGCAGCATTAACATAATCATTAAGATTCTTCTTAGCAGACTTAACTAGTTTCTTAGCAGCTTCTTCTAATTCTTTTTTACGAGTATCTTCAAATTCTTTAGCTTGTTCATTAGTAGTAATAATACGAGAACGATAATTATCTCTACGAATTTCATCGAGAAGTATCTGTCCCATATTATCCATATATTCTGAATTAATAGCACGAACTTGTTTAGCTAAAGTTCCTAGACTAAAGTCTTTGCCTGCTTGCTTAAATAGAGCAACATCGTTTTCATCTAGTTCTTCTATTTGCTTTTTAATCAAATCATTCTGTTCTTGACTACCTTCTATTCCAAGAGCGATATTCTCTATACCACGAACATTATCTAAGAATAGACTTTCCATAGGACTTAAACCTCTACGTAAGTCAGTAACTTTAGATTCAATTACTTTAGATATATCAAGATACTGTTCAGCTTGCGCTCTATCTAAAGGATTATTACTATTCTTCAAATCATTATAAGAAGATAATACTTCTCTACGATATTGTTCTAATATACCTAACTGCATACGATTCTTAGCCATCGGGTCGAGAATCTCATTAATAGCAGGAATATTATTTTCTAATTGAGATTGAATAGTATTAAGTCTTTCTATTCGTTTACCTAATAAGTCTGCTTCTTGTGCATTAACTATATTCTCTGATATAGCAACATCTAGTAAGGCATCATCTATATTAGCACTACGTAAAGCAGTAGAATAATTAATATATCTATCAAGAACAGTACGCATAGTCTTTTTTAGAGATTGTGTATCTCTATCATACTCTGCTTCATCTGCCAGACCAGCATCAACTAACTTCTTTTTTAGTCTAGGGTCTTCAATATAATCTTCGAGTAACTCATAGTTACCTGAACGAATAGCATTTAAAGTTAGAGTAGTTACAAACTTCTCTTTAGCAGCAGCACGTAAATCTTCTTGTTCTTCGGGACTAACTTTAGCATAACGAGTAGTACCTATTGTTGGGTCTTGACTAACAGTACCATCGTCAAGATAAGTAATAGGAACACCTTTCTCATTACGTTCTATTTGAAATGGATTCTCACCATTTTCAATAACTTGCATTTGACGAGCGTATTCATTGAATACTTGTTCACGACTACTTATTTCAGATATACGTTGTTTCTCTTCAATATTACCGCCTTTACGATTATTAATAGCGGACATTGTACCACCGAAAGTGACACCGCCAATAACTCCCCAAAGTGCAGCATTATATAATTGAGGATTCTGTAAGTACTTCTCGATTCTATCCAAAGATACAGCTCCATTATATTGTTCAGCTTGACCTAACAAATAACGACCGTATAAAGTACCTTCTTCTTGACCTACATAGTTAATAGCTTCTTCGACACCTTCGGATAATTCAGATAATAGAAGATTCTCACTAGAATTAATAAATCTATTTATCTTACCTGCAAAATCTTTAATCGTTCCTTTTGCTGCTTGACCTAATGTTTGGCTAGCAGATTCCATACCGGTAGAAGCTATTCTATCGAGAGCTTGATTCTGTGAATAACGAATACGTGGAGTAATAGCACGATTAATTTGACCTAGTGCTTTATTAACTGCACGTAATTGCATATAGTCAAAGAATACATTACTTGCATTATATCCAAAGTTACGCATAGCTGCTTTATCTGCAACTATAAGAGCAGCTTCTTCTTTAGTTCTTTCTTTAGCTTCACTTGCAATATCAGGATTGTTATCTAACCAATTCTGAAACTCTTCATCAGACATTCCAGTAAATAGAGATAATGCTTCACCTTCTATCTGTTCTGCAACTCCACGAGCTTCTTGATAGTTTTCACCTAAACGCATACCAATAGCAGTAATACCATCGTTAGCAATAATCTTTAATTTATTGGCACGATAAACATTATCTAATTTAGTAGCCTTCTTTGCCCAATTCATTGCACGACTAACTTTAGAACTACTACGTCCTAATGCTGCAACTCCTTTACCAACAGCTCCAATTCCTTTAGTTAAAAGAGTGCCAGGAATCATTAAAGACAGAGAACTAGCAATACTAGGAACTTGACTAAAAAACCAACCTGAAAAGTCATTCATATCAAATGCTTTATCAGGGTTCTCACGATATATAGGGAATAAATCATCACGAACATAATTAGATATAGAATCGCCTGCTCTAGTAATAAAGTTACTAAAAGGTTTATCATCTAGTATTCCAGCAGTAGCTATATCTACTAACATACCCATACCACCAACAGTATCTCCTATAACAGTACCAATAGTTTGTCCTAGAGCATTACCTGCTTGTTTCCAAGCTGATTGATTCTTAGCACGTAGAGTTTCTAATTCTTCCCTACTTTGATATCTATTAGGTTCAGCACCATACTTAGCTAAAGAATGATATTCTTCTTCTGTTCCAGTAAAAACTTCTTTACCACTAAGATTACGAAACATGAAATCGCCTTGAGCTGCAACATCAGGTTTGTATTTAGTAACAGAAGGAACATCATTAACCGTATTAACAGAATTAGCCCCACTGGATAGTGGAGCTTTTTCTACTGATATATCATCAAACATATTTGGCATAACTTACTTCATTAAATCGTTCATTTGATTAAGTATAACTTGACTAGGTGATTCACCAGTAAGACTAGAATACATACTATTAAAGAACTGGAATACCTGTCGTTTAGTATCAATATCTAAGTCTTTTAGATTACCAGTAACTCCTGACATTAACATAGCTTTCTGCATAAGAGGACGTGCAACAACTTGTTGCTCCTCTACGGGGGAATTTGCAATAGAACCATTTCTTGCACTAATCAAATCTATATCTTCTTTAACAGGAGCAAGAATAGCATTAGCTTGATGATTCTGAAACATACGTTGGAACAACTCGCCTTCTGTAATCTTAATTACCGGATTATCACTAGCATCTAATATCTGATACAGACCACCATCGGTAACAGCAGAATAAGTACCATCTCCAAATTCACTATCTGATAAACGATAATTCCTTTTAAGTGCATTATTATACTTAATAGAATTAATAGTGTCCCATGCCTTAACAGCAGGAAGAGATTTAAATCTTTCTATTTCATCATTAAGAATAGCACCAGTAATCATGTAGTCTCCGGCTACTGCGTTCTGTATTCTTTCTTCCATATCAGCATCAGGATTCTTAGCTACATTCTTACCAGTCTTAGCAGTATAAGGAATGTTTAAGAATACACCATATTCACCAGTAGCAGCAGAACTACACCAACCATTATTAATATTCTTCTTTTTAATTTGAGCTTGAATAGTCTGCATAATAGCATCTCTATCACGACTATCTTCTACTGGTTCAAGAACACCTTCAGCATTACGTTTCTTAATAACAATACTTCCTGGATTAGCAATACTAATCATATTCATTACTCGTTCATTATAATCTTTAAGTTGGTCAGCTTCGAATCCTTGACCTAAAGCAACTATATGGGGCGGTAAATCGAATACTGCTGTATCTACATAATTAGGTGGAAGTGTTTTAGATATACGTTCGGTTGCAGCATTAGACATTTGTGCAGCTTTTTCATATACATAAGCTATTGAGTTTTTATCACTACCGGCAGTTGTTATCTCTCCACGACTTAATGCTTTAAATGGAGCTAAGAATTGAGATATATTACTACCATAGCGTTTAGTACCATGATAAACTACATCTGCTCTTTCAAATGATTTAGGTTCTACACCTTCATTAGTAAATCCTATTGGATTAACTTTTAAAACTTCACTTATTTCAGGAGCTAAACGAGTATAAGCATCTTTACTAATACGAATGTATTCTTTATCTCCTACTTTAGAGAATGATACGTCTTGTCTAGTAAGACCCATATCAACTCTTAGTTTAGATATAATAGCAGCTTTACTAGCTTCGTTAATAGGATTAACAAGAACTGTATCGAAACTATTACCTTGCGAATCTGTGAATAACTTATTCATTCTATTAGCATATTCACGTTGCATAGGATTATTAGTATCTGCCATATTTCCATTACTAAGTCTCTTGCCTAAGAAATCAGATGCAAATTGTTCATCTTGAGTAAGATGTCCTTTCATAGCATCTAATCTATTATTGGCATTACTAATACCGCTGTAATAGTTATCTGCTTCATTTAACGCTTGTTTCTTAGCCGTATCTGATAGCGTTGCATTATTAGCAATACTTGAACGTAATTGAGCATACGCTTTATCTAATGGAAGAGATTTAGATATTCCATAAGAAGCAAACATATTACTTAATTGTCCATTAAGACTATTTAATTGAGACGTTACTTTAGCAGGAGTATCAGGTTCTACTTTTTCCTTGCCACCAGTAGTTTGAAGAGAAGGAAGTAATTCAGGTTCTTTACCAGTCTTAGGTTTAGCAGAAGCAGCTTTACGTGCAGCAGCTAACATACTAAATCCAAGTTCAGGACTGATTCTACTTTCAACTCTACGATAAGCAGAAGCAGCATATCTAGGAGCAAATAGATTCTCTTCAAATTCTTTCTGTGACATAATAGTTCCGTCAGGTCTAGTAACAGTATTATTCTTATTACCTTTATTAGCCTTCCAAACATTAACTTTATAATCTTGTTCAAGAGAAGCACGTGCTCCCGGAGTTTCATTTAAAGCAGCTTCAAATGCAGCACGTATCTTTTCCTTAGATAACTGTTGAATACCACCGGAAGTTTTAAGATAAGGAACATCGCCAGCAGCAATATTTCCTTGACCTTCTTTAAGATTACCTTCTGCATCACCCCATACTAATTGTTCACCTGAACTAGAATCAACACCAACAGTAGACAATACTTTCTGATATAGAGTATTATAATCTATTTGTTCAACAGGACGATAATTAGGTTGGAATTGATTACCGCCAATTACTTTACCACTTTCATCTGTTTGGTCTTGATAATTATATTTATTCTGTTCTAATGTGTATGCTTTAACATCACCATCATAAGCATCACTATTAGTAACTTCATCTTGGAACTTCTTAAATTCTTGTTGATAACGTTCACGACCAATAAGTCCTGGATTACTAGCAACTTCTCCGGCTAATCTTCTTGCAGTAGTTAAAGCAGTAGCATAACTACCTTCTTGAGCACTTGCTTCTATTTGAGCATTAACATCTCTCGAATATTTATCGAGCCACTCATTTTCAGCTTCGTTTAATTGCTTATTAGCAAGAAACGTTTTAATCTGATTACTGGTTTCAATAGCAGTATCATGTTTCTGTTGTAGAGTATTTAACGTACTATTGTAAACATCTAAAGGAGCGGCAACCCGCTCCCTCTTTTGATAACCAGCTGTTCTAATATCTATTGGCATAGTTATAGTATTTATAGTTAAGCAATCTTTTTCTTACCACCACATTTGAATAAAGTACTTCGTATATTACCTAGTCTACTCTTATTCTTATTCATTAACTTTAAGAATAGTTCCATTTGTTCAGGATTAGCAGACATCATAGCAGCAGTAGCATTTTCTTCTGAACGTCTTTTATCAATACCTAATTGATAATCTCTAACTGCACTAGTAAGTCCTTCAATTATATTAGTACGATTATTAGCCCTTGCTTGAATCTTTTCATTTTCTGTTTGAGTAACCGCATTATCATAAGCATTTAGTATTTGATTGTTTGCAGCTTCTACTCCTTGACGATTAAGAGTAGAACGATTGAGAAGGTCAGTCTCAACATTTTCTTTCATTCCTCTTAATTTATTACGTTCAAGAACTCCACGATTAGCAAGAGATTGAATACGAGCAATCTTTCCCGAAGAACTAGAAGTATTAGAATCAATAATTCTAGTCATATTTCTTTCAGAATCTCTACTTTCTGCTAATTGAGGATTTATATTATATGTAGTTCTCATTCTTGCAGGAACAATAGTTCTAGGTCTAGTAGGAGCTTGAATATTATTAATACTGTTTTTATTAGTAACGCCACTAATAATATTTCCTAAAGCTCCTATTCCTGCACTAATTGCTTCTCCTCCAATTCCACTCATAAAGTTCTTAAAACCTCCTGATTTAGATAAAGGACTAGTACTAGAACTAATAGAAGCTCCAACAGGTTTAGTTGGAACTATACTATTAGTTTTAACAGAATTCATATTAGCTTTAGTTAAAGCATTTGGAGCAAAACTTTTACTATAATCTTTTTCTAAACCAAAGTTATTATAATTATCTTTTAATAGTTTTGTCTTAGAACCAAGAGCTGATTTCTTTAATTCAGGATATTTTTTATACACTTTAGCTCTTACATCAGAACGACCGTGAAGTCCTGCTAACCTAAGAGCATCACGAGCATCAGCTTTAGTAGGGATAGGATAACTACGTCCACCACCTGCAAAATCTTTAGATTTAACACTAGGATATGGTTTCTTATCAGAACCATAATCTTTACTACGAGAAAGACCACCTAGTTTTTTCTTACCAGTTATTGTTCTCATATTTCTTTTCTTTTTAGTACCATCATCATTAAGACCATTCTTATCCTTAAATGATTCTTGAGCATTAAATACTTTAGAAGGTTCTACACCTTTTTGAACTAGTTCAGCAGGACTATTACCATTAAGAATAGGTTGAGCACTAAACACTTTAAGTTGTTTAGGAGTAACTTGTACTACTTCTCCACCTTCAGCTTCAACACCAGTTTTACCAGCGTCAATAACAATTCCACCAGCATTGTGTTTACGTCCTTTAAGAAGAAACGAATCTTTCTTAATAGGAATAGCCGTACCGCCTTCAACGATACGTGCTTTCACTCCTTTACGGGGGGAAGTTTTCACTCCCCCTCCTTTAGATAAATACTGGCTTAAAAACTGTGTCCTATCTTCCTCTGACATCATACTTTCATTTTGAGCACTAGCTAAAGCCTGATGGTTTTGTAGATTTTGAAGCCGTTCTTGTCTAAGCCTTTCAGCTTGTTCAGCTTTCTTTTTCTTACGATTACCTATGATACCACTAACAATACTAGTACCAACAGAAATCGCAGCACCTATAAATGCTTTAGGTCTTTGTTCATTAATACGTTTCATTATTCTCTGTATTTATTAACATAACATTCAATCTTCTTAATCTCTATTTTAGCTGTACCATCGTTAATTACAAATCGTACACCTAAATATTTACCATTAATAAGATTGGATTTAAATGGTTCATACTTCTTATCAACATCGACATTAAGTTTACCAGTAAGTCTATCTATTGGATAACTAGTAACAACTTCATTAAGAACACTACGGAAGTAATTATAATTCCATTTGCCATGTTCATAATAAGGCTTAACAGTATCAAAAGTATTACGTTCATTTACAGTAATGTCTTCTAGTCTACTAATAGAAGTGTTACTAAACAACAATATCTTATTACCTGCAAAATTAATATCATTTGCTTTATATAAGTCGTAACTAATGTAGTTAAGTACTTTAATAGTATCGTATTCAAGGTTAAATAATACATCGACTACCATAGTATTGTTATTCTCTCCTACATAGAACGGATTCTTATCAACAGGTATCTCAAAATCTGTATATCTAAGATAACTTGAAGGTTTTACAAATCCTATTTTACCTATAATGTTTTTCTTATTGAAGGAACTAATATACAAATTAGTTTTCGTATTATAAAATCCTCGACATAAATAAGTATGAACACTAATCCAAGTATTAGTAACAAAGTTATAACTAAGGGTAAAATCTGAAACTTCCCCCATAAAGGAGCAGATTAGTCGATTATTCTCTTTATCCATTCCCATTAGTATCTTTGTATCACTAGTAAGATATTCATCTAATATAGATTGCACGCCATCACCTAAATCATTTAGATTCTTTTCATCAAATCTATATAATCGTTTCTTACTTCTATCTAGGAATATATAACCGGCTTCATTACATACATAGGCTTCAAAATCTTGTAGACCTCCATAACCTTTTTCACTAGTGAATACTTCTTGATAATCTATATCAAAAGCGTCAGGCATTAACATCTGCACATCTTTATCTTTAGTATATAGAGTATTATCTCTATTAAAGATAAACATTGAATGTTCACAATGAGCAATAAGATAAGTGCCTATACCAATAACATTGATAATATCTCCTTTGTTTTCACTAATTATCTTATAAGCATTAGGTCTAAATATACGCCATTTGTTTTCTACTGATTCATCACTAATAACATCACTTCTACGAATAGTTTGTCTATATTCAGTAATAAAGTTAGTATATAGTAATTCATTATAATTAATAAACTTCTTACCTGCATAATCAAGATACATAGTACTTATTTCAAATGTATCATTAATAGTACTAGGTAACATGTGAATCATGCGAACATTCTGAACAAAAGAATTATCATCAGTACTAATAGTATAATATCTTTCGTCCGGAGCAGTTTTAATTGTTTTAGCAAATAATGGATATAAAGAGAAAACATCAATTCTTATTCTACTTATAGGAGTATTACCAACTCTTTGACTATCATAATGTACTCTAGGAAACTTAGGATAAAGATTACTATTATCAGTAGCTTTTTTAGGTATTGGGTCATTAGCATCATAATATACACCATTACGATTAAAGGCATATACAGAACTAGTCATGAAATAATAGTTATAATTATAATAATATTGTTCATATCCATAATTATAAATATCTCCTTTTGGATTAACATACTTAATATAACCTAGAGGAATAAGACTTTTATTCTCTGACATATATAAGTTATCACTTATATTAAGAAGAATACCTTTTACATAACCTCTGCCACTTCCTATATGTAACCCTAATTTCAATGATTTATTTAATACTAGATTAACAACAGCTTCTCTTCCAGCATTGTTATCATCTCTACTATCTGCCATTATAATCTTAGAACTTTTAACAGCTCTAATATCTCCAAATTCTTCATCAGGAGTAGACATACCATAAACGTCATCGCTATTATAAAAGTCAGTAAACATTGGACCTCTTTGAGCATTACCCATAGTATATCTAGATTGAGTAATAAATATATTACCTGCTCCAGCTTTCTTTAATATATCAAATTCAGGATAATAGAAACGAATATTATTAACCTGCTCATTAAAAGCAGTATTAAAATCATCATCTCTACGTACAGGAACTCCTTGACTTACTAATATAGGTTCTGTCTTTTCATAAGATATAAAATACCCTACGAAATCTTCTTTCATTGGTATATTATCAAATAAGAACTCTATTGGTTGAACATAAGTACTATCAGCAATCTTAGTTCCTCTAAACATTTTATCTCCTTTGTTATTCTTATAAAGAGCAATACCACTATCATTATATTTAGGAAATATATTACAAAATCTAACATTACTTATAGCATCGAATATATTAACTACTTCATGTGCATTAGTAGTATTTATATTTCCATACTGACTTTTGTAAGAATCAAATTTAGTTTTAATATCTGATATTAAAGTATCTTCATTAACATCCATGGTTAATGGAATATTTCCTTCGTTAACAGTACCTAAACTAATAGTTTCTGAATAAGTCATATTATTAGCAATACGAACACCATCAGTTATATTGCCGTTAGGAAAAACATAATGAATAAAGAAGTTATATACACAATAGTTAATAGCATACTTATAGATATTTCCATAGAACTCTGTATCTTCTGGTTTAGTTTCACTATCTAATATTTTAGGAGAAGCAAAACCAAAAGCATAACTAAGATAACCTCCAGCTGGACCATCAACACGAAGTTCTTTATATTGATTACTACTACCTAATGCAAAGAACTCATTACCAGTAGAACGAACACCTCCTTCACTTATTGCTAAAGCGTCACTTCTACCAAAAGTAGGAATATCGAGAAGTAAAGCACTATAATTACTTACACCGTCCATATTGAACTTAGTATCCTTTTGGAAACAGATATATAAGTCTTTTACTATTCCTTCAAATGCTAATGTACTATTAACACTTACTCTATTATATATATGATATCTTTCATGTCCGTCATAATCGTAATTAGAAACTGTTTTAAGATAATCAATAAAAGGTATAACTATCATAAATTCTTTTTCAGCAGTTATTATAGTTTGATTACCTTCTTCTACTATCTCTTTGATATAACCAACAGGATATGCTTTTAGGTCAGTAAAACTTTTAGTAGAACCTTTATCTCCTGATAAACTACTTATATCATAGAAATCAACAGTATAAGTTTCATTAATATTAAAATCTTCTTCTGTTGGTTCTCTATCTTCTTTCCAACGATATACAGTTTCATGAATACCTTCGATTTCATTAATTAAATCTTGAGTAGATTTATCTTCATTATTGAAAGTAACAGATATATTAGGAAATATATCATTTACTGTATATCTAGTAGTTTCTCCATCAGCATTAGTTATTAATACAGCATCCGATTGACGTTCATAATAATCATCTCTTATATTAGTATGTTTATTTGAAAAAATAAACTTGTGTTTAGATACATCATAAGCTATTCTTATATTTTCATCGGCTATTTCACCTCTAAATTTAGCAACTTCATCAGCATTTCCATCACTAGGATTAACAGTTTCATATTCTAATATGAGTACTATTTGTGAATTAGGAAACTTAGTACGAATTTCTTGCATTACTTCCGGATAGTCTACATAAGCAGTTTGAAAAGATTTTCTTAACCTTACACCAGCTTCTACCGGACTACCAGTAGACATATCATATCTAGTATAATAATAATTAGTAGGATTATAATGGTCATACTTTAATTTATAAGTATTTTCTCCAATAGTAACATCTCCTAAATAGAACCACATAGGTTCAACAATTTCTCTAGTATCCATATTCAAATCAAATTCTTCAATAGATACTACTTTGAAATCGTTATTAAAATCTCTTTGAATATCAGGAGCACTATAAGGAGTACTAGTAAAGAAATCATTAGTACGTCCATATCTTACATAAGGATGACTTACAAATCCTAAAGATGATATAACAGAATATTCATTAGGATATACATCAGCTGGGTCAGAATCTCTACTAAATTCTAATATATACCAATTCTTATCATCAGGTTTAATAACTACGGAAGCTGCTGGTTCATATAGATTATTAGCATTTTGATAAGAAACATAGAACGGAGTAGAGTGACTATCATAATTACTATCTTTATAGAAAGCTCTAATAAAGTCTTGTGATGCAATCATTAGACATTTAGTACCATAACTATTCTTACCAATACGAGTAAGAAAGAACTTTCTAGTAACTTCTTTATATTCAGTACCATCTCCGTAAGCACGTCCTTTAATAGTAACTACATAACCTCTACCAATATCAAAGGTTCTAGGATTGTTAATTATTGAAGAACTAACACTTCTTGTTTTAGCAGAAACTTTAATAGCGTTATTACCTCTGAAATTTTTAATTCTAACTTGTATATTACTAGTATCAATAGAACTTACAAGACTATTAATATTTTCTTCTTTGTAATTTGCCACATATAATCTATTATTATAGTTACATATAGTTTTTACATTATACAAATTAAAGAAGGAACTAGTAATATCGTCAAGACTAAATGATTCATTATAAACATCATCTATTGTTATTCTACTAGTTCCTATATTTATATCAGAAGTATTATATACTTTAGTATCTCCTTTTTGAGTATTGATTATGTAGCCTATTTGATAAGCTGTATAATTAAGACCTGAATTATCTATTTGTAATCCTAACTCAATATTTAGATTAACTTTTTCAGTACTTAAATTTGTTCTTTCTTTAAATACGAAGTTTCCTATCTTATAATTAACTGGAAGATTACCGCTGCTATCATCATAGCCGAAACTACTATCTTCAACAACGCTTTCGTTATCAAAATCATATACTAATACAGGAACTCCTATTGGAAACCAACCAGTATAATCACTTCCTTGCTTATATCTTATAAAGAAATTATATATACCTTTATATATAGAACTTCCTGATACAAGTTTCCAGTTATTAATATTTGCTTTAGGTATATTAGGAACTAATGTATATTTTATATCATTTCCTCCTTCTAAATAATTAGGTTTATTAAGATTGATTATTTTTAAAGGAACATCTTCATTAGAATTAAGTTCAGTAATAGCAACAATTAATTCATTATTTACATTATAAGTATAAGTACCTATAACTTTACCTCCTTGATAATTCCAATTAGTAATAACTTCGGTAATATTTTTAGTAGATTCTTTATATCTTCTAATCTTATTATTATTAGTAAATATAACTATTTCATCAGAACAAGAGATAACTCCGACTATCTCTTCGTTTTCTTCTAATGTTATGATTGTCTCAATAGATTGTTCATTCTGAATAGAATTACCATCACGAGAAACCATAGCATTAACAGCATGGGTCATTGAACCATTTTTAATAGATTCGTAACCTCCATCTTTATTAAGTTCTTTAACTATTTCCATTAGTCTCTAGGTCTAAATGTTGAATTATAAAAGAACGACGCCCAACCTTTATAGGCATTAGCATCTTGATTTTCATTAATAACAGAAGTTCTAGCTCTGTCACGAGAATCTCTCCATAACAAATATGGATTAACTGGCATAGCACCTTGTAGAGAATAGACTTGATGTTTAAGTCCTCTACTTAGTAGCTTCCACATACAGAACCATTCAAGTGCTTCGATAAGTTTTCCGTTATTAGGAATAACAGGAATATTACAATGAAACGTATCACTATATACAGTCTTAACTGTAAGATAGGATACGGTAACAATATCTGCATCGAAGTTTAATTGAATAGCATTAGCATTACGAAGATAGACATAATTCTTTCCTTTATAATCTTCGGGGTCTATTTCAACAGTACGCTTACTTTGTCTATCTCTATCTCGCTCTCTATCTTGAGTAAAGTATTCAGTAGTACCGGAAGAGCAACTACACTTTCTTTTCTTTACGGGGGAAATCTCGCATCCATCTACGTACACTTTAAAAGCGTTCATACAGCATGGGAAATAAGCAACTCTATCAACAACATCAACAGTAGTCTCTTTTTCTTCATATTGAAGAATCCCCATCTCATTCATAGCATCTATACACCAAGCACCAACTCTAGGTATATAATCACTACTCATTATATTAAAATCATTGTCCAGTCTTGCTATAATAGTTTCGACGGAAGATAGTTCTTTGTTCATTATTTCTAATATATTTAATAGTATAACTTGAATCAAACTCCCTAATAAGAGAAAGACGATTATTAATGTCAGTATCAAGATTGATTATATCTTCTACACTATTACATTTTGCTAATAATGCAGCATTACTAACTGTCATGTGAGTATTCTTTCCGTGGAATTTAAACATAGTTCTATTCTTAACAGCACCATCAATCATGATAACTCTACAATAAAACTCTTTGTCTGATAATTCTACGTACTTAATACCTTCGTATTTCTCTCCTCTCTGTAATGCTTTAATATGTTCTTCTCTATTATAAGGAGTAAGTCCTTGAATAAGAAGTTTTCTTTTATTAAGTTCAGTCTTTTGGTAATCTATATGATGCTTATGAACTATTACTTTACCGTCAGCAGTAACATGAGACTTACCTGATTTAATTCTTTCAATAATAAGAGAACCAATCTTCTTTTCAAACTTATAAATCTTACCTCTCAACACTTGTCTTGATACTTCTCCAAAGAAGAGTTTACAGTATTCTTTATATTGGTCAGAAGTTATTAGTTTACGCTTTTTAGTTCTCTCTAGTTTAAGTTCACATTCATGTATTCTACGCAATACTCTAAAGTATTGTTTCAAAGTACGATAAAGATTACCATAGTTTAGTTGCTTAATAGTATTAAATCTAACATACTTAGCATCTATTGCATTTTCCATTTTTTGAGTTATATCTAACTCATCAGTATTCCATTCCCAATAGTTATAAACACATACATCAAATATAGCTTCAACAGCATTTCTATTTTGTTCAATAGAGTATTTAACTTTATATAGCAAGGATTTATATCTGACTATCTTTTGAGACACAAGGTTATACTCCTCTTCAGCTGTCTCTATGAAATGTGAATACATATTACGCATGTCATATCTTCCTCCATCGTCTATATTTATCATACGTCTATTTGTTGTTGGTTTATATTATCTTTAACTGGAACTTCATTAGTAACTCTTTCAACATTAAGTAGATTACGTTTATAGATTACATCTTTAATACGTTCTACCATATCTTCAGGAATGATAAACTCATCATCGTTATCAATATTTGCTTCCATTCTCTCATTAGTCTCGATTGGAATTTCAGTAGGTATCTCAAATGGCGATTCAATAATAATATGACCTAATGGTTCAATAACTGGATTACCATTACCGTTAACATATAGATAACCGTTAATATAATCATAACTTAAACTAGTACACATTCCCGGAAGTGCTTTATAAAATTGAGCATTAGCTTCCTTAATAAATGGAATAGCTATATTATCATATCCGACAGTACGTACACTAACAAACGGAAGATTATTATCAAGACGAACTGGTCTAGGGATTCTATCTTTACTTCTCTTTACTTTGTATTTAGTACTAACAAGACTTTGGAATATATCACCATCAGGGACATTAATCAGACTTATCCTATATCGTTGCATTAATATCTTATCGACATTAGCATGACGTTCGTAAGTCTGACGTACCTGTTCATTGAACGTATGAATAACAGCACTACGAATAGTTCTTCTCGTAGTAAAGTTATTAGGCTGATGAATAGCGTGTGCTATTTCAGATACAATTTGATTTAATGAACTCATATTACTATTGTTTTTGAATTAGTATTATAACAAATATAGTTATTATATTGGTATTAACAAGACTTTTATTAATAATTTTGATTTAGCACTATTATCTAGCTTTCTATCTAGCTAACGGGTATTCGCATTGTAAACATTTTTATACACGTGACGCATTTTAAGCCCCGTGGTGGCACGCAATACTATCGGATAATAGTAAGTTAAGGTTAGGCACTAAAGTCCTATGGTGGACGTCTGTGAAAGCGTGGGACGATGGGACGTAGTTTTTATTCCCCCGTAAAGAGATGTGTGCATGATAAAGGCTGACTATCTCTAGCCAGCCTTAACTTGTTAATCTTACTAATAGTACTTATTATGGATACTGATTAGGTTCATCATCTTCTATTATAAACTTCTTATAGTCTATCTTGAAGAAGGCTAATATTGGCTTTAGAATCCAACTCCAAAAAACGAAACTAAGAATAATAGAATTAAGTACTACTTTAACATCGCCTAGCTTTAATGAGAAGTATATAACCCCCATTATTAAAGCACATACTAGAGTTATTACTCTCTTATTCCAAGTACTTACTACTTTAGTTCCGTTAAGTTTGTCAACTAGTTTAATTACTAGATAGGCTAGTACATTAACACAGATAACAAATGCAAAATCGAAACTAGTAGCAGTAGTACGTAGAATCTCATTAAGTATATTCCCGAAGTCCATATTACAACAAGAATAATAGAGTAGCGAGAACAATACTCAATAACACACCTCCTACTTTTACATAGGTAATAACTTTAGCAGGAAGAATACTAGCTGCTTCTTTCCATGCAAATGCCATAATAGTGATAGCTATTACGACAACAAACAACACTTTCATTAAGATTCCCATAATTATTAAGTTTTATATTACAGTCGCAAATATAAAACTTTATTTTAAAAAGAAAAGAGAGACTACTATTATTTAGTAATCTCTCTTTAGGAATGTAGCAGAACTTGTATTACTTCAATTCGTTGAAATACTTCCAGAGCTTATCTTCTCCGAAATCAACATCGTCAAACCAAAAGGCAATAGCACTCTCGAATACCATTTCGTCAAAGTTTCCTTTTCCGAACCACTTCTCGAATAACTCGCAGTAGTCGTGATATTGAGCATTAATAGCTACATAAACATCAGCAGCTTCTACTTCCTCTTCTAGTTTATCTTTGAATCTATTACAAACTTCGTGGGCTTTTTGCATATCGTATTTTTCACCGATATATTTCTTACCGTCTTTGACATGGTACATTTCATCAACAGTACGCTTAGCTTCCTGCTTATTAAAATGTTCATCTTCATAATCATTATAACGTTCGTTTTCACCTACTCCAAGCATTTGCATAAGAAGCATACGTTCATCATCGTCATATCCTCTATGTTCATCGAATCTATGACGTTCATCGTAACCTCTGTGCTCATCTCTATCGTAGTTGTCGTAAGTCCTATATCCAATACGATTCATCATCCCTCTTCCACGTCCGCCACGACCGCTTCTTCCACGACCGCCACGAGCAAGGAAATCATTAATTCGTTCGTACATTTCGTCTCTCCGAGAACGAGCCCTACTTGTTATAGCAGAGCTTTAAGAGTTAACGATTCAGTAATATCACTCCTCTATGGGGGATTCTTCGACTACTTCATCTAATTCAGATTTCCAATCAGGACTATCTAATAAATCATAAAGAGCTTTATCAGAATAAGTTTCATAAGGATATTCAATAGTAACATTTTCAAAACCTTCTTCACTAACTGTCACTATTCGTTCTACCCTATCAGGAAACACTTCTTGAAAATGTTGACACTTCATAAGTGCTTTATCTTTAGCTTTATTTTCACGTAGAACTAAGTTAAGTTCTTCAATCTTAGCTGATTCTTTTTCACCTATATCAGCAATAGGAAACACAATGTAATCAATCATAATTTTAAATCTTTAAATATTAAACCTAGTATGTACATAGTTATTAGAACTACTGCAATTAGTATATAAACTAATCTAAGTGTCTTATAAGGCATTACTTTCATTTTTAAATATTGGGTTATTTAAATCAATTATCTCATCTTTCTCCATCATGTTCTTCAGGAAGTTAATCTGCAATAGTGGTATAGTTTTAGGGTAGAGTATTAGTTTGTAGAATACCATCTTCTTGTAATAAGTGGCAAACTTACCTATATCAATTCCATTACTATCAGGATTATTACCTTTAGTAATAGTAGTACCGTTGATATTTGTTGTAGTACTATATATAATATCACTATCTCTTAAACTAGGTACAAAAGCTATATTTCCAAAAGAAGTACCATTGATACCACCAGTTGTATTGATATAATCTATTACTACCGCTCTCTGTTGGTCAGTTAAACCTTTAGTCATAGATGCACAACCTGCTGCATTATCAAGTAACTTTCTTTTAAACACATAAGTAAAATCCGTCAATGCAGGAATATTGGCGTTCTCACTATAATCAGTTACTCCATCATATACAAGACCATTAGGATAAAGAGGAAGCATTTCGATAGTTACTTCTTCGTTTACTGCAAGAGTAAATGATAATTGAAAATAAATAAGATAGTATCCTCTATTTACATCAATATTATATTTATCTATATTCTCTTGACTGATTGGTGAAATTGTGATAATAGCATCTTTATTGGCAATTAAATCTTTAGAAGTTATTCTTAAAGGAGTACCTTCACTATTTCCTCCAACAGGATAGTAATGATAATCACACGTAACTCTTATATTTTTATTAGATTTAAATTTAACAGATACAGGATTAGATATAACTTTTAACTCTGTATTATTAAATTCCCAATCACTATTTCCTCCTAACTTCTTTAAAGTAATATCATAAGGATTTCGTTGAACAACTTTAATGCTAGTATTAGAAGAACTAGAACTAGACCAAGACTTATCAAATCTACCTAAATTATAACCTCCATAACCTGACATTTTATCGTAAGCGTGATTATAATTAGTAATATCATAATCACCTTCGGCTACACCTCTTTGTTGAATAGTAGCTTTATCTACATCAAGATTAGTCTTGCCATAAGCGTCCCAATAATAAGGAGGCAACTCTACCTTAGCTTCAATACCTACATACTCGTTCAGTTCTTTAATCTTATCGTCTGTTGAGATGTTGTCGAAGAGCATGAAGTCGTACAATGCCATATTAGTAAAGTAAGCATCGTGTACTCTATTTGAACCAATAACAGGAGAAGATGTATTTGTCCCTGTACTTAATTCATTTGTAATAGTTATATTATGAGTAATAGCCCTCAATTCAGATGCTTTGATATTTTTATTCAAAATACCATCAATATATGTTTGCCCATTATTTCTTGCCTGATAAGCAAAAACAGGATTATTATTATTGTCCACATCAGCATTATAGATAGCAAACTCATTAGGATAACCTCTTTGGTCGTATAGGATAGCGTCTGCAATTGTCTTGTCCCAATTCACCTTCATCAACACCTGCTTACCTCCACTAGACAAAGTAGGAATAGTAACAAAGTCGTCTACGCCATCGAATTGGTATGAACCATCTTCATTAACTCCACTTCCTTCTATATAAGCCGAGTTATGAATTACACCATGATTACCATGACCGGATATATCGGGAATGTAACCTAGAATCTTATAGCTAGAGTTAGGTATTCTTAATAGTCTAGGAGATAGGATACAGTTAGGTTCATTATTATCAAATATATAAGCACTTTTAGCCTTAAATACCATTGTTTTTTCAACAATAACTTTAGAACTAGTTACTTGATTGTCATTCAATAATAATCCAAATATATTATATATATTAGGAAGTAGATTAGAATCAGCGGCAGAACCTATTCTAGTAATAGTAGAACCTACTCTAAGTTTACCACCCCAAGATACTTCATTACCGTTTTTCATCGTTGAATCTCAATAGAACCGGATAAGGTTGTACAATATCCTCGTATCTGATGTACTCGTCAATAGTAATGTTTATCTTTTGAGGGGATTTATTTTTAAGAATATCACCAAATATAGTATATCCTTTATTATTAGAATTTTTAGTAATACTGATATTACCTAATTGAGAAGATATGGCAGACACTAACTCACTAGCCTCATTATCGAAAGACATTTGAATAGCAATTCTTCTACCAACAGGCACATAATCTCCTATATTTATTCTCTCCCAAATATCTCCTGTTAATGGAAGCAATGCTGTATAGAATATATTATAGTTAGCATTAGCTTTAATAACAGGTCTAAATTCAACCATATTAGGATACAACGTACCCAGCTTGTGCTTCTTCAACTGACGCTCTATCAAGAACTTGGACATGCTATAAGGGAAGGACATGAGAGAGTAGATAGCTCCGTTGAAGAAACGATAATCATTATCTCTTAAAGTACCTAACCAAAGAGTATCACCATCAATACCTTCGCCTACTGTTAAATTAACATCTCCACATTTATACTTACTTTGATATAACAAAGTTCTTGTAAAATCATCTCTATTAAATGTAGTAGTACTTCCAAAAGAATTTGATTGTCTCGATAGCTCAACTTTTCTGTTTGCTGCCATTAAAAGAAAAGCTCCTTGACCAACAGCATGAGCTTTAGATACAACACTAGCTGTCCATACTTCAGATGAAGTATAACTTATTCTCTTATAATCTATAATGAAGGTATAATCCTTATAAATCGGCATCCTTGTTACCTTACCAAAATCATTGATACCGTCTAATAGAATACCGCCTTTACAACTAGGAATAATACTATATTTTATAGAACCTTTAGTTGACTTAGGAAAATACCATTCTGATAGAACAACATTTTCTGCATTTTCAGGAAGTTCTGTATATCTATCTTTAGTGTACATTTCTAATTTATGATAACCTTTTCCAACTGGTTCATTTATAGGAATAGCATACTTTACTCCATCTACTTCATATTTGCATTCGTGTACTAAGAAATTATTATCTTGATAAAGATAAACATTTATAGGATCATATACTTTATCTAAATCATAATCTCTTTTTATTCTACTTACCCAATAACCATTTGTAGTAGATTCTACAATTCTAGTAAATTCATCTATTTGCTTTATTATTGAAGTTGAAGAAGATTCACTAGTCCAATCTTTAAATGTTTCATATTGTTTGGCTGCAACACCACTACCACCTTTCCAAGCTAGATTATACATTTGAATATCTCTGCCATTACCACTGTAATCAATAAGTTTATCATTAAAGTCAGCATGATTATCATTAGTAATACCTTGCTTAGTTATATTACAAAGTATATCAGGTCTAAGTGTTCTATCAAGATTATATTTAGCAATAATAAGATTGATTTCATCGGCAGTAGCTATACCTAATACTGCAAATGTCCAATAGTGAGCAACAGAGGATAATTCAGTAAAACCACCAACTCTTCCTACGACACTAAATTTGGAATCAAGTATTGTTTGTTTATTAGTTGTTCCAACAGCTTGATAATCTCTAATATCTCCTAATATATAACCAATAGTAGAACGAGTACTATTAATTAATGATGCAGTATAACCATATATTCCTGTTTTACCAGCAGCATAAACATCAGTTCTAACGTGTTCTTTTGTAGTACTATTTTCTATATAATTAGTAGTTGCTAAATTATAGGTGGAATTTAAAGTTATCTGATGAATCATACTAACAATAGTAACTTCATCAGTAATGCCCATTTCAGCAATTGTCTTTTGACTAATAATCATGTCGTTTACTCCGTCAGTAACGAAAGCACCTTCGTATTCAGGAAGAACTTCAATAGTTATATCACAATCGAAAACTACTTCACCTTCTACCATAGGAGTAATAAATATTCCTACCCAAGCATTACGAGTTAAATCTAATAATGCTTCTGTTGGAGCAAACGATTTAGATAATTCATGAGTGCCATTACCTAAATATACTAATGTTTCTACTGTTGCATCTTCCGTAGCTAAATATCTGTAACCAAATTTACTATTTCCTTCAAGACCTTTAACAGTAACTCTAAAAGCAGGTATTTTTCTTATATTAGTTAACGCTCCGTCTTTTTTAACATAACTAAATAATAAACCAGTACCTGCATTTTTAACCCTAGTTATATGAATTGTAGTACTAGTAACATCAGAAGTATAACTATATACACTTGAAAGGTTTTCCCAAGTCTTATTAGCACCAAACACAACAGGATAACCGTTACATCCACTCATACCTTCGTATGCAGCATTTAAAATCTCTAAATCTCCACCTGCATTAGGAATCTTATTCTTAATAATATTCCTATCAGCATCAGTATTCTTTTTACCATAGTTATCCCAAACACCAATCATTCGAGCTTTAAGCTCCGGTGGAAAATATATATTATCTCCACCAAGAGCATTATTTCTAAAAGGAATACCGATACCTATACCTATACCAGTATTAGTACCCATATTGTAATGTATCAGCTTGTGCGTTATTAACTTGTTTAACTAACTCAACATTCCAACCGGAATAAAGAACAGTAGTAATAGGTTCTTCCATACCTGCAAGAACTACTTCAACTGTTATTGGGTCTTCGGTAATGTTCTTTAATAAGAATGGTTCTTTACCACCTCTTCCATCAGGAATAGAAAACTCTGCAACAGCTTCAACTTTACCCATTATAGATATTTGTAAACTATTAGCTGAATTAGCTCTGTTATAAATACGATTATCCATGATAATTACTTTTAAATGATTATTAATTACTCTTTGCAACCTTCCCCCATAAAGAGGTGTGATTACTGTTAATACTCACTCCTTTATGGGGGACGCTACAAGAAACTAAATTTTGTTTAATTATACAATACTATTATCAACTTTTTGTTATACCATACCTGTATCCCATCCACTAGGAACACTATTACCATTAGTAAGATTAGCCTTACGCATAGCATAGAACACATTTGCTCTATTAGCTGCCGATAGACTATTAAGCCAATTCCAAAATTCCGGTACACTACCAGTAGTAGTAATTGCATTATAGAATAGTCCAGTTACATTAGTAAGTTGCTTATGCTTATTAGCATTAAACAATGTAGAACTAATCTTCTTAGGACTTCTAGCTGACCAGTCTCCTTGGCTTTGCCCACTAGCAAAAGCATAACTAATATTCTTTAGATTAACATTCTTAGCAAATGTATTATCATCTATTTGTTGCGCTTGTGCAGCAGTAGACTGGAAATCAGCAGCTAAGAACAACTGCGATATATCTTGAAGATTAATACAGTCTACTACAAACTCAACTGGAACAATAACATTAGCAGGTATTACAATAAAGTAAAACATACTAGAAATATTAACTAACTTATTCATTCCTGCAAACATTTGACTAGAGAACATTTCGCCTATATCTCCGTTAGTACTATTATTCCATTTATATGGAAGAAGTAACGGACAACGATAGAACGTTAATGATAAATCAGTAGCATTACGTATAGGTTTAAATAAGTTAGGAGCAATACGACCACGAACTCCATAATTAAAATAATCATAAGTTGGGTCACCATTTGGTCTACCACTACCACTAAATACTCCATTAACTACCATATTACTTCCATTAGTACAATAATAGTATAAGTCAGGAGGACAGATATAGTTAAGTATCTTTCTATTAGCATGATTACCGGAAGGAGGAGCAACAGCTGCTGTATTATCATCGAAGATTTCAGGTAATGTAGGAGAACAATTAATTTCTCCATTAGTAACAGCAGTATAAAGAGCACTATCTCTAACTATATCTCCTAGTCCACTAAGACCATCAACACAATATTCATTCCAAGCAAACTCGTACTTATCGAAATCTTTATTTAAGATAACTCTATGAATATCTCTATTATAATTTGGTTGAGTTTGTTCTTCGTCTAACCATTCTCTAGGGTCATAATTAGGATTAAGAACATACTTAACTGGATTATAAGTTTCATTAGGAACTATAATATCTCCATAATTAGTTTTAGTAAGAGTACCATAGTTCATAGTATATGCTTGTGCTTCCGTACTTTGGAATCTCTCTAAACAGAAAGACATATTAACGATAGTCTTTCTAGGAAGTGTCCTTTGTTTAGCATAAGTAATTTCTGCTGGCATTTCAGCACTTTCAATCCAATTACCGTCACTATCTATACCATAGTTCTCTGTAATATTCTGACTAGCTGCATCTACTTCATTCCAACCTTTATAGTTAATAGTAGATGTCTGTTCCATATAGAATAGACCATAAGGAACTGCGCCTTTCTTAACATAGCTAGTTTCTATTTCAGAGAAACATCTATAAGCATTAACTATCTTACAATTAGAGAACCCCTTACCAGTAAGACTATACTTACAGTTCTTCATGTCATAATATAGATTAGCTATATTAGTAAGATTGTAATTAGTCTTAAATGAATTAAGAGGAAGTTCAACTACTGTATTAGCAGGAAGAACTAAACCGGAGAAGAATCCCGGTATTTCAACAATTGCACTACAACCAGTAAATACATCATACGGAAATACTTCATCACCTTCTTTAACGAACTGTTTAGTAAAGCCTTGGAAACTACCTAATGTAGATTGATTAATAGCTTGTTGTCCTGTTATATACTTCAATGAGTTCTTCAATCTACTAAACATTGAATTATGAATAGGGAATGTAATAGTAGAATTATCTCCAATAGAGAATGAATTATAGATACCATACAAAGCAGTAGGGAATCTAAGATTAGTCTTATTCTTAACAGTTCCACCAAATACATTATATAAAGAACCTTTAGACTTAACAAGTCCTTTAAATGAATCTTGTATATATTTTAACTTAGTATTCTTATAGAATAATGGACAATACATAACTCCATCTTCAACATCTTCATCTGTTAATTGATTGAAATATATATTAGAACCATTAAACATATTATTTAAGTATTCCAAGTTTGGCAACTGTGTAAGCAATGTTCCTGAATCAGCAGCAGTTAATTCATTAACAATAGTATTATCAGAAGGAGAACGATTAATATCTCTAACAAACATGATATTGCCATCACTTCTAAATACTGAATTTAATCCGATTATTTTAGAATTAACATTACCTTTGAATTTAGCTAAAAATGCAGGACTTGTATATCTAGTTCCTCCAAACCAAAAAGCTTTATTCATGTACTGGAGATTAACTAGAGGACTAAACAATCCATTATGTTCAGTAGAACCATAATCATAAGTACTAGTAAGTATCTTAAAATCTTGACTAGGTAATCCCCAAAATATAGAATTCATTGTAACTACTTTAGTACAATGATTAAACATATTCCTACGAGGACTATCTAATAAATCCCATACTATATTTTTATTACTAGCGAAACAACTATCTAACGAAGTTACATTATCACACTTATATAAGAAGTAATAAACATCGTATATACTACAACTAGTTCCATTAAACATACTATTGCAATTAGTAGTTGCAATAGTAAAGTTTGTAGATAAGTCAACATTATTTCTCCAATCAATAGAACCTTGAGCAGTATTGGTATCTGGACCAAACCATTCTCCATTATAATCAGGAGTAATTCCATCTACCTTTTCTTTTGGTTCATGAATATAGAATTGACTACAACCATTAAATATTGCATTTCCTGAAAGTTTAAGATGACCGAATACTCGCTTTAAGTTAGAACAACCAGCAAAAGCACTAGTACCTGTTGTAAACGGATGTACTTTATTATTGTTAAACTTAAAGTAATGTACACCTTTAGCATTTTGAACACTAAATTGCAAATCTATTAATTGACTAACATCGAATATCTTATTTCCTTTATAAGTAGGAACAGGAGTATTACCATATTGTATAGCACTAACTTGACTGTTAGATATATTTAATGTTCTAAGATTAGGAAGTTCAGATGCAACTTGAATATCATTATTAGTATTAGTACTAGACACATTAAGTTCTTTAATATTTGGAGCACCTACTATATAAATAATAAGACCTCTATTAGTACATTGTGATAAATTAATTGCTTCAACCTTATTACAATTAGATACATTAAATGTAGTCAAATTAACGTTGTTCGTACATACAATAGATTTCAAATTAGGACATGAAGTAATCTTAATAGTATGTAAATCTCCTAGATTACTAAGATTTAATTCAGTAATCTTATCGCAAGAATCAATAGTAACTGTTTTCAATCGCTTACAACCGGAGAAATCTAATGATTCCAAGAATGGTTGATTAACAAGACTAATGCCTTCAACTGTTGAATTAGTTATACTCAAAGATGCAAGAGAAGCATTAGGTAAAGATACAGAAGTTACAACAGAACTAGATATATTTAAATCTTTCAACTTAGTATATTTTTCTATATTAACTGTAAATGTACCTTGACCTGCATTACCACTCCAAAACTTAGTATTACTTAAATCAATATGTCTAACATCAGAGAAATCTTCGTCATTAACAAATACTGTTTCAAATGGAATAGGAGAATCACTAAGAGTATCAACTGATGATAAATCTAGTTTAGAAAAACTAGGAAGTTTCATACCAGACATAAATCTTTGGAATCTCATTCCACCTAATCCTTCAATATCATTAATTTGTGGAGTATTGTTAATAGTAATCTGTGTATTAAACGAACTAATAGGAGATAGTCTTATTTCAGTAGGTTTACCTTCTTCTAAGAAATATCTAGTATCAGTAGTATTACCAATGTTAACTACAAATATAGCTGGACAATTAGAAGTAATTACTAACTTAGGATTAGTAGCCTCTGCTCCACCTGCCGAGAATGTTCCTTTATTATTATAAGGCTGAATATTACTAGGATTATTATATTTAAATACTCCATCAAAGAACCAAACACGTTTCTTTAACCAGTCACGAACATACTCAACACGAGTACCATGTAAGAACTCAATGTTAGCATAAGAAGCAGCACCTCCGGCTTCACCAACATAAGCAGTAAGATATTTAACATTATAGTCATAATTAAATAGTAACTCACCACAATCTTTTGTTTGAGCTGCAAAGTAATTATCTATATAATTATTAGTATCTTTAGCAATGTTATCATTGTTTCTCCATAAATCCCAAAGAGTTTCAAGAGAGCTATCGAATACACCTGTATTAGCAAAGATAGTATCTCTTAATACGTCCCACATACGAGAACTATAAGTATCATATCCACCATCAGCAGCGTTCTTAGTAATAACTAATGAGTTAACATCATTCTTATCATTATTACTAAATTTATCAAGCCAAGCAGTTTTAGCAACAGATTCAAGAGCTACGTTATCAAGACCATTACCAGTATCCATATCATAGAAACGAATAAACCATTTCTTAGTACCATCAATATCATAACATACTATTGTTAAGTTCTTACCTAACGAATCGACAAGTCCATATTTGACACATACTAATAAATAAGAATAAGCATTTCTAATTGAAAACTTAGTATCAAGTTCAGCAGCAAGAGTAGACCAACTAGATTGAGCAGGATATTCACCAGCAGTTTCTTCATAACCACCTGTCTGTTCATTCCAAAGATACTTCTTAACTGTTGAAGTAGTCATTTGAGCAAAGATACTAAATAGTTCTTGCAACGCTCTCCAAACATTATCATCGGTAACAGGAGCAGTTGGTTCTAACCAATTACCACCATTATATTTAAACTCACCTACGTGTTTTATGATAGATATATCGTCTTGCATAAATAAAGCTAAAGGTAGAGTTTTATCTCCATCAACAATAACGTTTGCATTTTCTCTGAACTCATAAGAGTAAACTTTACGTTGGTCTATACTACCAAACTTTTCATCTTGCTCATAAGCATGATAAGAAGTAACAAAAGCAGGTAACTTATTTTCTACATATTCACCAGCAGTATTCTTTATCTTAGTAGTAAAATCTTTTAAAAACCGGAAGCCCATATTATAATAAGCTCCACGACCTAAGTTAAAACTATATATACCAAGCATGGTTTGAGTTTCCTCACCATCAAACTGAATAAGAAGAATAATAGGAAAACCTTCAAGTGTTTGCTTAATAGTTACTTTATCTTTAACAGTTCTATCACGAGTATCTACTGGACGGTGAGCTTCTAACTCTTCCATAGGTGGAGTTTTCTCAAATAAAAAATCCGAGTTATCATTAATCCATTTACCAATAGAAGCATTATTAGCATGAGCACTATCTACAACGTCGGCTTTAAGTGTAAATTGTCTTTCAGGAAACCATGTTTCTTTAGGTTGGAATAACTCGTAATCAAGATTACTACCATCATCTGCTTTAAGCATCTTATCAAATCTAATCTCTAAGTTCTTAACAAGATTGTTCATAGTAGAAGTACCCTGTTTAGAAACAGATACATCAGTAGTATATTCAGAACTAGACTTACCGGAAGTTGGACTAAAGTAACTCATAGTGCAACCTGAATACCAGTTATTATTCTGTCCACCTATTTCTTCAAATACAGCACGAGTAAAACCAGTATTAGCACAGTTAATTAACATAATGTCTATTGGAAGTACTTTAGTAGTATCGGAGATAAGACTATTAAAGTTAATATTAGCATAAGTCTGATTAATATCATCCCAAAGTGTTGAGTGTGGTTCAGAATCAGAAGTAGAGAAGAAATTCTTTAACTTCATTCTATTATATTCCGTAAAGTCTACACTACCATCAGGTAACAATGTTGCTCTAGCTTTGGAGTTCATTGCATTAATAACAATTTCTTTGTCATTAGCAGGAACACGGAATAACTTAATATCGTAAAAGTTAACATCGGCAAAGTTCTGAATCTGACCAGCATTACTAATGTCACAACCTAGATATATCTTAGAACTAGTTCTCCACGTAAAGTCATTCTTGATTTCACGAGCAGCATTAAGTACACCGTTAATAAAGATTCCGACAATCATCTTTCCTGGATTCTTATTAACTATGAAGTCAACAGTATTGATAACACCTTGTTGTATCTTACAACTAATAGTCTCTTTAATATTACCATCGGTATAAGACCATGTAATATCTTCAAGACCTATCTTAATACCTTCCGAGAATTGCTCGTCTGTATTGTAATCCCCTATAAAGAAAATTGTTCTGTTAGAGAAAGGATGTTTATCTGACTTGAATGTACACGATAAACCGAATCCTTGTCTTGACCAGTTATTAAGAGTTGTAGCATCATCTTTAAATGGTTGTACGTCAATAACGCCATAAGCTTCTCCTGATATACGTAACATTGATTGTCCTTTCTCTACTAAGAAGCCGGAAAGAACACCATTAGTATTATATACATTAAGATTAGTTATAGCACCAGTTGGCTCAATGTTACCAGGAGCAGTAAAATTAGGTTCATTGCTTGTCCAAACTTTAGTTGTTGATACTTGAGGAAAACTCTCTTGACGAACATGCCAACTAGCATATCTACTATTATTAGGATTTTGGTCTACAATAAGAGCAGAAGAACTAGATACTACTTCACAAGCTAAAAGAGTATCAGTAATAGGGTCTCCTTTTTCAGACCAACAACGAAGAGTTATATTCCAATCACCAAGAACATTTCCTTCTGTTGGAATAGCATAACTAAATACTTGTTGTTTACCACGTTGTACATACTGGTTATCATTATAATTTCCTTCATCGAAATAACCTATATCTTTAATAATACCATTATGTTCTATTCTAACTGCATAATAAATAAGGCTTACACCAGCAAGATAAGGAGTAAACGCAAAAGATATATTACCACTTTGAGAGAATTTAGTTCTTTCAATACCTTCATCTACTTCTGCTTTAGTAGTAATACCTTCTACAAGTACAACTAAATTTACACCATCTTCTACTACTACACGATTGGTTACTTTATCTGATTGAACAGTTTGTTCATTCATTGAAGTAAACGCTTGTGCCTGTATAGTATAAGAACTACCGGCAATAATACTTCCTAAATCCCATAAGTTAACATTAACTTGTCTAGGAGCAGTAGAAGTAGTTTTACCTAATTCAATAGTTTTAGTAGCACCATTAGTTACATTAGTAACAACAAGATTAACATCTGAACCAATAATCTTACTAGTAATACTATAAGTAAAGAAGTAATCAATACCGACAGTAGCTGTATTTCCTGATACTATACTATCAAGTTTAATACTAGCTTCTACTATATTAAGTAGATATGATTTAGCAGAGAATCCATCTGTATCATTAGCTGTAATTACAACAGAATGATTACTATTAGCAGAGAATTTATCTAATTGTGGAATAGTAAGAGTACCCGGAGTATTAGTCCATGCTTCTTTACGTTCGATAATAGTGTTACCATCAAGAGTAACATTAATAAAATATCTTTTATTATTCTTAGTAGATGTAATAAGATAGTCTAATTTAATATTAGTAGTTACAGTAGAATAGAGATAGTTAATATTACCTTCTTTTACTATATTACCATTAGTAAGATTAATTTTATCTCCGGTAGCTCCTCCGCCACCACCACTTCCGCCACCACCATGTTCAGCAAGCCAAGCAATATATCCACCTTGTTTCTTTATCTCTTCGTCATGGCGAACAAGAACGTCATTAACAGTTTCAGTTGTCTTACCTTGCTCTGCTAATTCAGGGTCAATAAGACGAGGGTCTTCTACTATAATGCCAGTAGCTTTACCCGAAGATGATACGTCCCAATTACCAGTATCAGGATTATATCTTTTAATATTATCTGCCATAATTATTAAATATTATATTTTGGAAACTTAACGTTTATAATATCGTTACCATTATTAGTTTCACCATTACCGCCAACAACTCCGTAATTAGGATTCAATCCTTCTATATTAACATTGTATTTACCTGAATTATTAAATACATTAGATAACTTCTTAACAGTAGCAGTTAATTGAGGATAATAAACAAGGTCACTAACTTTACCTTTATTTAAGAAATACTTAATATAGAAAGGATAACGTTGTCCAGCATTAACTTTAGCTGTAACATCGTCACGACTATTAATCGTAATACTAGCTGGAAAGAAATACCTTAACCACGGTATATTAGGACTAGGTAATTCCTTATTACTAGTATGTTTATATCCGGTAGCTTGACACATTAAATATATAGGAGCTGTAATCTCTTCAACCAATTGAAACGTACACAAGTGTTTCAACATATCGTAATTGGCATTATTCTTCCATGATTTAGGGAAAGATTGTCCCTGTAAAGCACCTTCGGCAATTTCCGTATATAGTTCAGTCGAACCGAAATCGTTCTGTAAAACGTCCGCAGTAACCTGTATGATAGGCTTCATAGAGCTGTTCTCATTCTCTAAAATGGGATAACTGCAACTGTACGTATGTTTGTGTCCGCCAAGACATAAACGGTAATTATGGGTCTGTAAGAACTTTGAGAACCAATAGGCATTAGCTTTAGTTGTATTAAAGTTCAAACGACTACCACTTCGTTCTACACTAGTATCTTCTTGACCGTTCCAATAAAATGAGTTAATAAGATTTTGAGTAATGATAGTAAAAGGCATTTCATGACAATAAGCTATCTTAGCTTTAGCATTAACAGCTTTTGTATCATCTCTTTCACACCATTGTCTTATTAAGTCATACATTACTCCGGTAGTAGAAAGTCCATAAACACTTCGTTCAGTATTAGAACTTATCTCACTATTAACACATAAGAAATGGGTATGACCAACATCGAATGAATATAATGATTCAACGAATATTTCTTTTCCTTCAACAGTAAATACAGGAGGATTATCTTCATCCATTTCATAACAATAGAAGAAACGAATATTAGTAGCATTGATTTTAGAATCATCTCCACCGTCACCAAGAACATAGACATTAGCAGGAGTAAGGTCATTGTTACCAACAGTAACCATTTCTGCAATATCATATAAAGATGCTCTACCGGCTTCGTAATCTAACCATTCATTAATACGATTACCATTCTGTGTCATATCACCAGTATTAATCATAAAGTAGCACACAGATATATTACTGGTTTCATATCTATTAAAGTCCTTCTTTATTTGGTCGGCAGCTATTCTCCATACATTATATTCATCCCAATTAAAGCCTTGTTGGTCGGAAGTCTGAACAAAGTTAAGAACATCATTCACCATATTTTCACTTATAACTACAAACCTACGAACATCACTCTTATAAGTTTCATCTCTACCTACGTAATATTCATAATAGACATTCTTGTCTCTTGTATGAGTATCATACTGTTCTCCTAGATGAGTAAGTATTACCTTATGAGTAGTAAACGGAGTACCGTCAGTAGTTATAGCTCTAATACGATTATAATATTTACGAACACCAGTTTCATTCTTAAACGATTCTACTTTAGTCCATTCAGTATAACTATTATCACTACGGTATGCACGATACCATAAGTATTCATCATAATAACCTACGGAAACCCAATTAAAACATCTACTAGCATCGTCATTAGGTTCGTTACTTTCATTAATAGTATAGCAAGCCTTACGTCCTAAACTCATAGTGACTTTATTAGGTTTAGTACTATCTAATAAAGTCTTATTAAAGAATATATTCTTATTCTCAAAACTAGCTCTAGGAGTATAAGATTCTACCCTAGGAATAACATCGGCTTCTAGGTTAACAAAGTACATATCATTAGCGTTATTTCTAGCACTAAGAGCTTTAGTAGCTTGCTTAACATTATCCATAGTATAATACTTAGTAAACAGATAATTACTAGTAAGATAACCATAAGCAGTATTTTCAGCAGCATCAACTTTATCAGCATCACCAGCATTAGGTATTTGTAGTCCAACCAAATCAATATAACCTTTAGATACCCTTATGGGGGAAGTCGCGTTATTATAAGGATTGGCAACTGTACTAGGTTCTGTACCCCAAGTCAAGAAAAACTTAGCTTTCTTATTATCAAACTTAATAAGATTACCATCTTTAGCATACCATTCCATATCATAAGTTTCAACTTTAATACGAGTAGTATTAATATTCATTACTGAACATTGAGCACCTCTAATTAGGAATGTTGAACCTGCTTTGATGTTCCCCCATAAAGGGAGTACTTCCCAATCTCCACCTTCTGTACCATACTGTAATGATAATCCCTTTAGAGATATATCTTTACCTGTAAGATTACTAAGTTCAACGAAGTTATGAGAGCACGGATTATAACTATATTCATCACTTGTAATACCACCACAATATAATGAATTGATATATAGCTTTTGTAGATATAATGTAGTTACATAAACCCAACCTGTACTAGGGTCGGTTTGTCCACCAGTAGGTTCTGCTTGTGGAGTATCTAATTCTTTCTTATATACTACAAGTTGCCCGTTGTTATTAACTTTAACTCGATACACTTGTCCATTAGGAGCAACAAATCCAATAGTATCTAATTTATCTAGTGCTTCATAATCTAATTCGCCACCGCCACCACCGGAAGTACTACCAGTAAGATTAACAGGTTCTCCATCAATCTTGGTATATAGACGCTTTGCATCAGTAGCAATAAGAAGTTCATAATCTACGAAATCTTTAAAGTTATCTTGAATTTCTTTAAGAGTTCCGTAGTGTCCACGAACTGCTTTAGTATTAGGTTCATATTGGTCTGTTTCCGGTTCGAGACTTTCACCTATTGCTGCAACACGAATATTTATCTGTCCAGTATTAGGGTCAATAGGAGTATATTCTTTAGCAACAGATTTAGAGAAAGTATTACTAACATGACCGGGATTTATAATCAAATCTCTTTGGTGTACGATAGTATCAAGATACTGTTGTATTACTTGAATAGATTGAATTATAGGAGCTAGCTTTTCATCTTCTTCGAGAGCTGTTCCAAGACCGGAAGTATCTACCCAAAGAGAATTAATATTAGCCGGAGGAGTATCTTGAATATAAACAGTCTGTACAGGTTTATCTCCACTCTCTGCTTGTTTAATAACTAGATTCTCATTTTCAATACCGCCATTAAACCAGTACTCTTTAATAACATTACTTTTCCTAATACCAACAGTTAGACCAACAGTACGAATCTCTCTAGGTAAAGCAGCAATAGCTTCTTTAATTGTTTGATAAGGTCCGTAATTAGCATCTAAGTTAGGTAGTGGATTATATTGTTGGTCAACACTATTATTAATAATAGGTTCACTTATACTTATTCCTTTTGGCATATTACTTATTTTTGCAAGTTATACGAATATCATCAGAGAATATAGTAGGAGAATATAAGAAGAACACTTTGTAGTTTACCCCATTATATATTCCTCCTGGATTATCTGTTCTATAAGCACCATCTTTACCATTCCATAAAGTAGTAAAGAATACAGTACCATATTCAGCTTCAACTAGTTCAACTGTTTCAGGTATTAATAGATAGTGAATATGTTTCTCTTGATGAATAATAAAGTTATTATTTCTATCTCCTACTATTGTTCTAGAAACATTGTCTGTCAAATCTAATATTTGGTCAATAGTCATATCATCAAACTCTTGCGGAGCAATATCAGTATGACCATAGTATATTACATTTTGTGCAGGTGGTTCAGAACACACAACAGTATAGTCGCTAGAATAATAAATATCTTCATCTTCTCCTTCTATACTAGCTCTAAATATAAAACTGTCTCCTATTTCAGCATTTAGAATATTGTCACTAAAAACAACCGGACTATCAATAGATAATCCTGATGCAATAATAGTATCAACATTATTAACTACTTTATATATAGTAAGACTGTCTTTCTTTACATTCTCTTTATTGCCAATAATAAATGTAGCTTTATTAAAGATAATCTTTTGTGCACCATATATAGTATCAGGAATATTAAGTTCAAATGACATAAACATAGGTTTACCATCATTAGTATATTCAGTACATCCTAGAGTAAGAGAACTATTAATATAATTAATAAGTAAATCCGCTTGTTTTAAATAGCCTAAAGAATAAGCTGCACAAGCAGATTGAAACATATTCCAACAATTAATAACTTGACGATTGATACCTTTACAAGTAGAAGTACAATCTTTAATCATATCTACGCCTAAATCACTTAATTTAATAAGCAATCTTTTATAGACGCAATTATACTTATTAGGTACATTTAAATAAGTATAAGTTCCATCTTCATTTCTCTTCATTGCATTACTATTAATTCGTTATACATTGCAATTAGATTTTCTTTTTGTTTCTCACTAAACATAGATTCTATTTCTTGCATTTGATTAAGGATAGTCATAGCATTATAGTTACATATATCTGAATCAGTAAGAATGAATCCAATGTCGGAGAGCTGTACAATTTGTACAGCTCTGTCAACTAGTTTGTTTATTACATTATCGAAGTTTATGTCCATTACTTTAATGTATTGTTTGTTATATAAGTTATATAAGACTGAAACTTCAAGTTTATTTTATTATTAAAACTAGAGATTTTATCTTCTTTACTAAGATTGTCATTAAACACTATCTCTATGATAGACTTTTCAACTGATGGCATCCAATCCTTTTTCATAGTGTCACTAACCTTTATTCCATTAATCTTATATAAAGATAAACTAGAGAATACACTGTAAAACTCTGCATTAACTATATTATGGATATTAGCAAGTATATTATCTTTATTAGTATGAATGTGGTTATTAATAACAGTATTAGTAACGAACATTGTCAATCTCATTGCCGAAGCGAGCATAGAATCTTCTATTGCAGTCTTACATTTGTCCTTATCTTTATCTATGATATTCTTTGTAATATCAGTAATAAACGTTGAGACTTGTAATAATGACTTAGATACTTCATCAAGAGTACTGCTAATAGAACTAACAAACTTTTCGCTTTCAGTCTTTTTCTTATTGTCCAACCACTTATATAGTAGTAGGAAAATAGAAATAGTTATCAAGGAACTCAAGCCTTGATTAAGAGCAGATTCGATAATTTCCTTCATCCCTATTTATGATTAAAGGAGTCACTACTAATTTTAACATTAATAGCAACCCCTTTATTAAACTATTACGAGTTATATTTACAATATCTTCTTTAGGCTTCTGCCGCAGCCGCAGCCGCAGCCGGAGTATTAACAGATGCAAATATTGTTTCAAGAGTAGCTATTTGAGCAGCTCCTGTCGGAATAGCAAGATGAATAATAGTCTTAACATTTTCGGTACTACCACTACGAAGGTCACGATGAGGATAGAAAGTTAGTGTAAATACTGTCCAACCACCTGCATTAGAGAATTCCGGCAAAGTATATAACTTACGAGCATCATTACTAGTAGAGTTAATACCTTCTGCACCAATACAGCGAATCTGTAACTCTTTAAGAGCAGCATCATCATTAATTGGTTTCATAGCTTTCGTAGTTGTGATTGTAACTCCGAACAATGAATCGCCTGCAATCAAGTTCCATGCTTCATAATCAATACCAGTTACGGTAATTTTAGCAGCAGAAACAGTAGCAGTAAATCCTTCATTCTTACCAAGAGAATTAAGTTGAGTACTTAACTTCTTAGCAATAATAGGAGCAGTATCTCCCTCGCGAGCACGTTCACTAGCAGACCATTTATAACGTTCATTAAGAACAGTATGAGCCTTAGCCATAGTTAACGTATAATCCTTTCCTACTACGGGGGTAGGAACAGTGATTTCCGCACTGAATTTAGTTCCGGCAGCGTAGACACTCTTAACATAAGAGAAACGTCTAGTATCAATATCGGAAACGATATTAGAGTATTTGCTCTTATTAGCAAAAGCTCCGCCACCAACAAATAAGGTAAACATCGGAATAGCTTTATTAAGCGCACCTGAAATAACTTTACCTTCATGGTCGTAAAGAGCAACAGCACCTTCGGTAATACCTGCTGCATTAACAGCAGCAAGAGTAGCCGGAGTAGTAGCTAATGCAACATTACCTGCAAATAACAGTCTTTCCATTTTATTCTAATTTAGATAATTCGTTTGAAACTTTCTCATAACTATTATTATTAGAGATAGCATTAAAGGTATTAACAGCTCTCTTAATAACTTCTTTCATAGCAACATCTGATAGTTCGTTCGTAGTATCAGTTGCAATACTAATTAGAGTAGGATACTTAATATAATTAACTAAGAACCTATCTACCTCGAATGTCGCAATCACTTCAATGTTAGATTCAGTCTTATAACATATAGGACTTATAACAATAGACTTTGAATGATAATCGTTCATCGTTTCACTCACTAAATCTAAATCAATAAGTCTACAACGATAAGACTTATCCCCCATAAAAGAGTAGACAGATGTGTAAAACATTGGTGTGGGATAGTTTGTCAACTCTATCTTATAACCAGTTCCAAACATTATATCTCCTTGTTCAGGTTCTAGTTTAATACTAGTATGAAGAGGATTAAGTTCTGCTAATCTTATAACGTTATCAGAGATACCATCAAGTTCACGATTTCCCTTACGAGAGAAAACGTCTTTTATATATTCGATAGTTTCCAAGTTAATTAGTTGGTCTATCTGTTCGGGAAGTATTGCCCGTACAGTTTTCATTCCCATTTGTTGGGCTAATAACATGAACTCGTTATGTATCTCTGCTACTTTCATAATAAATAGTTATTATAATTTAAGTTTAGTTTCAAGTGCTTGTTTATGTTGAGCATTATCGGGATTACTGAAATAAGCCAATGCTTCTTTCATATTAGCTCCGATAAATCCGCCTTCGGGAGTTAGAACAGTTTGATTAACTTCTGAACGAACTAGTTCTCCTTTAGCGATTGCTTCTTCAATAAACGCTTGAAGTTCAACTTGTGAGTTATTAAACAGTTTATTGAATTTCTCCGGTTCTTTAATTGCAAACTCGTCAAGCATTCTTTCTTGAATAGCTCTGTCAAGTAACAGGTTAGATAATACATCTTGTTTGTTATTTGCACAATAACATACAAAGATAGCTTTAAACTTAGCATCATTATCAATAGCATCAAGATAATTACGTCTTGCTTTGTTAGCTTGAATACGAGTACGTTTCAAACGATTAGCTTCACGTTGTTCATCTTTAATATAGAATTTGATACGTGGGTCAAAACTAATAACTGCTACATCTTTAGCTACAATCGGGTACAATAGACAATGACGATATGCAAGATAATCATCTACCTTAACAGGATGTCCATATTTATAACGAGTTGATTCAAGAGCATTAATCTTAGTAACATACTTTGAAATAGCATCTTTTAACTGTTTAGGATTAGATTTCTCTGCATTATCATATTCTTCTATGATAGCAGTTTCATCTATCTTATAATTCAGATAGTCTCTCTTCTTTTTCCACTGGAATGAACAATTAAGTTTCTTTCCGTCACCGTCAACTGGAATAGATATACTATTAAACCAACGTTGAACTCTAGTGACATATTCTTGTGCATTAGTGGAGCAACCAATAAGAGAAGGCATATAAGCTGCCATTTCTTCATAGTTGCTAGTTAAGATTCTAGCTGAATTGATACTACCACCAATACTATCGTGACGGTCATTAATGTATCTAGCATTAACTTGACGATAAACAGAATTAATAGTAATATCAGTAGCAAGAGCTATTACAATATATCTTTCCTCGAAGAAATCTCTATCTAAACCATCTTCTTCTTTAAGAACTTGTTCATAGGTTTGTTTAGGAGCTTCCGGAGTTTTAGCCTGCTGAATACTAGCAGACTGTGGATTTGGATTAGCTAGACTACTGCCGAATGTACCGGCTTTTGGTGTTTGTCCTTCCATTATAATTTCAATTTAATTGTTTAAACTTAGAGTACACACTCCAACATGAACATTTTCTCCTGTCTGTCAACCTGCAAACCGCGAGACATCTTAACTTCATATTGAGACTTATCAATGTCCGTAGAGATAGAGTTGCTAGGAACAGCTCCCCAAGACGGTGGAATAGGAGTAAGACCTTTCAATACACCAACAAGGTAAGACTGACCTTTCATACGTACCATACGAACGTTACGGTTTCCATTATATACAGAGTTGTCAATGAACATCAATTTGTGAGATGTCATAGGCAAACCAGTACGAGGATGAATAAGACCGTTAGCTTTTGCCGTTTCAGCAATCGGAGATTTATCCAAGAAAGGAAGATGAACACAAGTAACGGTATGTCCGTCAATAGTCTTATATTTACGGAAGTATTTACCATAAGTAAGACCACCACCTTCTTCACCAATCATCTTTTCTCCAAGTGGAGTAATGAATCCTTCTGACTTAACATCTTCACGGATAGCCATATCGAAATCTTCGATACCGCCTTTACCAGCATACAGAGTAATATCCATAGAACCAGTATCGGTATCTTTATCAACTACGTCACCGATAGTTCTTTTTAACTTGCTAAGAGGCAAGTATTCACCATAAGTATCGTAGTTTGATTCTTCTAGGATTTCAAACATACCGGCAGTTTCAGGAATTGGTTGGTCGTTATCCCAGTCTTTCATATCAATAGTACCATTAACAGTACGATTGTAACGAGATGTCCACAAGTCAATCTCATTAGAGATACGCATCTGAACATCGAACTGACGCATTTCTTCATTAATCCAACGAGTATCAGTACCACCACCTTTTGTCTTGAAAGCATAACTAACAATAACATTACTAATGTTACCTGCAATTTCCTTGCTATAACGCTTGAATCCTAGTTGGGATTTCATAACACCCGGACCCATTACATTAGTCTTGTTACCCTTAGAATAAGATTCAGGAATAGACGGAGCTAACATACACCAATACTTACCTTTCTCAAAGTTACTTGGGTCAATATAAGCACTCTTATCTGGATTCTTTAACTGCAAAGAATACAGATGTCCACCATGATTACCAGCACCGTGGTCACGCATTACACGAACGGCAGTTTTACCATCAGGAGCAAGCAAACCGTATTGTTCGATAATAAGACCAGTAGCAAACTCAACCTTAATAGGTTTACCACCAATACCGGGAGTAGTATCACCAGTGTCAGCCCAAACAATGTAATCATTGAATCTCTGACGACCCATTGTCTTCCATGTCCACTCAACAGTAGTAATATCACGAACACCTGCTGCACCTTGTCCTTCAGTAAGGAAAGTTAGCGGGAATCTGTCATCTTCCATACCATAAGTGTAAGTCAGGAAGTTGTTAATCTCTTCCGGCTTTTGAATCATTAAGGCAGCAAGAGATTGCTCATTAGAGTAACCTCTATCATCATATCTACCTCTTTCGACTTCTCTTAATTTGTACATATTCGTTTTAATTTAGTTAGTTCAAGACTAGTTGGTCATTATCAACTGTCTTAGAATTATTACCTTTACTATTGATAATAACAGTCCGCTTACCAGTAGTTTGTGCTGCCGCTGTTCTAACAGAAAGAACTTTGTGTTTATTAACAGCCATACCAACAAGACTAGCATAATTGCCACCTGTAAACTTTAGAAATGCTTTAAGTAAATCATCCTGCATACGAGCATTAGAATCAACTTTAGCTTCGTCTAACATATAGGCTGTATTACCTTCACTATCAACCGGAGTAGATACATACTTCAAGAAGTCTTTGCGACTAAGCATTACTTTCTTTCCGTCTTTATTACACTGGATTTGTTCAGGAATACTATAACCTAATAGTTCGCCTTTGCTAATAGTCTTTTCTACATTATCCCAATATGCTTTCTCTTCGGCAGCAGCAGCAGCTTCTTTAGCTTCTACTTGTGCTTTCTGTTCAGCAAGTCGAGATTCATATATGCTATCAACAGCTTCTTTAGATTCAACAGCAGTATCATAAAGAATACCTGCGTTTTTACAATAGTCAATGAATTTGTTTACATCTCCTTTTTTACCGCTAAGTTTCCATTCTTCACGAATGAAAGTAGCTTGTTGTTCTTCGTTATCTTTACTAACAGTAATGCTACTTCTATCAGGAATCTCAACGAAATCTTCAAGAGTACCATTAAGTTTAAGATGGTTGATAACTTGTTCTACTTGAGGATAAGTTTCAAATAGATTATTCAAAGCAGCAGCTTGAGCTTCTTTAACTCTGCTCTGAACTACTGTTTCAACATAAGCAGCAATACCTTCTTCATTGTCATCGAATACGATAGGATTGCCGTTTTCATCTTTAAAGTCAGAACCGAAACGAGTTTGTAATTGGTTAAGAACACTTGGTTCAGAACCATTTTGAGCGATAAGTTCAGCAAGTTCAGTAGCGGTACGGAATACAGTTCCGTCAGCAGCAATAGCATTACCTTCGGCATCAATAGTATAATCCACACCGTCTACATTAACGGTGTCACCTTCTGATAACTGAACTTCCCCCATAGAAGAGGTTTGTTGCTGATTATCCCCTTGACCTTGCTGACCTTGCTGACCTTGATTTCCAGTATTATCATTACCGTTATCAGTATCAATATTAGTATCAGTATCAGGATTACCATTACCATTACCATTACCATTACCTTGTTGACCTTGTTGACCTTGTTGTCCAGCACCTTGTTGTCCCTGTCCGGTAGTATTACCGTTATTACCAGAGCCAGCACCTTGACCTGCACCACCAACAGTAGATATATCATCTATTTTGGTAGTACTTAAATCGAGAGAATCATTATTATTAAAAGTTGGCATAATAAATATGTTTTAATTATTACTTTCAAGTCCAAATGTAGTTTAATAATATGAGAAACACAACTCTTGCTAGTTTGAATACCTTGTTATTAGGTTTAGAAAAGCTCGTATTTGAATTTAAGTAATATAAGAGTTGAATAGTATCGGCTAAAACGAACGTTCAATATAGGGCAAAATAATAAGCCATTTTAAGGCTTGCTACGGCATTTTAATGCTTTCTAATACAGTTCATCTCTTTAAGGGGGAAAATGCAATAGAGACAAAAGAAGTGCGGTCTACGTCAATCTTACGGGTACGAAAAACCCTACGGAAGCATCCGTAGGGCACGTCTGAATCATAGAGAAAGGTATATAGCTAATTACGACTTAGTGTTCACTTCTTACTAGAACTACTACTAGACTTTGGTTTATCATATTTGTTCTTATTCTCTTTAGCTATCTTTAGCTGATTATCTCTATCTAATGCAGCATTAATCATATCCAAGTCTTTAGCTCGTTTCTTTTCATTGAGTTCAGCTTGTTTTAAAGATAGTTCGGCAGAGTTATCTTGTAGTACAGTTTGTGCAGGCTGATTAGCTAAAGCAGCCATTGCAGCTTCCGTATCCATTCCTTTAGCAAGAAGGTCATAATAACCTTTGATTTCAGCAAGTCTAGCATCTTGTTCGCCTTTTGCAGCTATCTGTTCAAGAACAGCTTTATTCTTAGCATCTTCTAACTGTTGGTCTAGTTGACGAAGAGATTCTTCGTTTTTCTGACGAATCTCTTGATAACGATTAATAGCTAGTTTAAGACTAGATATATTCCCTGAAGTAATAGCTGCAACAGCTGACATTAAATCTCCATTCTGACTAGCATTGAAAGCCCACTCTTTGAGTTGCTCGAACTTCTCTGTTTCTCTATCAGAGTTCTTAGCTTTAACTACATACTGTCCAAGAGTATGATTCTCTACATTAAGAGAAATATATTGCTTTCTATCCGACTTGTCATAATAGGAAGTATCTAACCCATCAATCCAAGCTAGCTTAGAATTATTTAAGTCTACGATATATTCATCTTCACGGAACTTATCAAACATATAATTGATAATAACAGTTCCCATTGAACCACGAATAATAGCTTCTTCAGTAGTACCTTTACCAGCACTAGTAGCTATTTGTCCATAACGTTGTGGTGTCATATCTACCATTTCACGTGCACTGGCTTTAATAGATTCAATAAGATTAGATATTTCAGTAATATAACCAGAGATATTAGCATCGAGCATTTTAATAGATTGCGCTTTAGTGCTATTAATATCTTCTGCATCATCGTATGGAAATATACCTTCAGCAGCTATATTATATATAGCTTCTTCTGCATCTTCTCCAAATAGCGACTTAGCTGCAACAAGAATAAACATCTTATTCTTAGCTATCATCATTTCTCTATGATAAGAGAATATATTAATCAGTATTTGGAAAGGAGTAAGTATTTCTACAATAGAGAACTTTCCCATTTGAGGAAGAACTTCTTGAAGTCCACAATATTGCAATCTAGCATCATCGTCTATTTGGAAAGGAATAGGTTTAGCACCACCTGGATATATACCGAAACGTTGTCCTCCAATACGATAGCCTTCATATATCTGTGGTTTATATACAACAGATATTTCAATATGACCTAGTTCAGGATTAAACTCAAAGTCATCAGGAACAATCATTTCATCAACTAAACCTACTTCGTTAATATACTTTAGTATCTTAACTTGGGCATATCCTCTCCAATTAACATGCCATACTTCTAACAATTCTCCGTTCTTTAATCTTAAATCATAACCTTCTGACGGAAATATCTCACCAGTATCTTCTTTATAGTTCTTACACTTTTCAGGAAAATAATAAGTATAAGAATTAAGACTAAGAGTACGAGTAGCTCCAACAGTACTAGGATTATAATACTTAGTTATAAATTCTAGTTGTTCCTCTGTTAATTCATCAGAGAATTGGTCTATTACCTGATTGTAACTCATTAACATTCTACGAGCTACAATATCATATTTAGATACCATTTGTTCTCCATTAGGAACAGGATACATATCAGTAGTAGGAACATATTCTTTAATTAGTTTCTTACCACGAACAGTATGGAAACTATAAACTTCCCCCGTAGTGATATAGTTGAAATACTCAACCGGAATTATTGTCTCATTGTTAAGAACGTCATCAATAACTTCTAATAGTTGTTGTGCTTGTGCACTTATCTCATCTATATAATTATCAATAAAATTCTTTTCAAACTCTTCTGCATCACCTGCAAGTTGTGCTGGGTCAACATCTTGTATTGGTTGCCCTTGAGCTTCTAGTTGAGCATTTTCAGCTTGTTGCTGTTGTACTCTCTTTTGAACTTCTTGTTGAAACGCTATCATAGCTCTCTTAACTATATCTTCCCGAATAGCTGCATCGCGAGCCATAATAATTTCAGGATTATTAGCACCAACAATAAATTCATGTTGAGACTTAACATATTCTGATAAATAACGACGAACTACATCATTAATAATATCAAGATTTCTTAGAGTTGCTGGAAATCTCTTAAAGTTCTCCTTAGTAGCATTGTAAGGATTAAGTGTCTTACGATAAAACTCGTCAGGCATTTCTCCATGAAGTATTTCAAGAAGTTGTTCAGTCTTAGTTCTATCATTACAAGCCAGTCCGGCAGCAATACAATAATCTATTGTTCTGCCTGCCCAATACTCATCCTTTTCAGAATTAGGGATACGCTGTTTAGGCATATCCCCAAGTCTAACATTTAGCTTTGCATCAATCATAATAATTCGCTTAGTTTAATAAGTATATTAATGTACCAATCAATAGCACCCGTAGCTATTACTATAATAAGCATTAACACGAATCCTATCATTCCACCAAGCAATGTAGCTAAAATATCCAAGAAATCAAACTTGTTCCCGTACATTTTATCTTTAAACTCCATGCCTACGGCAAGACCTACTACTAACATTATTCCTAGCAATCCACATGGAATTGCATAGAGGAAATGTTTTAACCTGTTACTTTCTGTTAACCAACTCATAATTAATAACGTTTACGATTCCAAAAATTTTCTTTTTCTGTTTGAACTCTTTGTCTATGTTCAAGTTGCTTTTTAGCAAACTTATCATTAGCAGCCCATTCAATACCTCGAACAATCATTTCTGATACACGGTCAAAGTTACCAGTATTAGACCATTTCTTTAACTCTAGTACCGACTGATAATCATATATAGTATGAAGAACAAGCATGTCACGTCCGTCTTCAAACTTCCCTATGGGGGAATACAACATTTCCTTCAACATACGCAGACCGTCAAGTTTCACTGTCTCACTACTAATATCATAACCAATAGTATTAACCTTCTTACTATTAATATTGGTGTCCCAAAGATGAACAGGATGATAACCTAGATACTTAACAGCTTTCCACTTCTTAAAATTACTTACTGTTTCACCACGATTGATTTCAACATTAGTTGTACCAAGACAATTATAAGTAACTGCAAAGTAATAACATATTCTGTCTGCCTTTTCTAGTTCATCAGGACGACCATAATACACAGCACATAGTCTAGGACGATAACCATTATATATACAGGGATTCATCCATACTTTAATACTATTATGAGAATGTTTGTTAGTAAGCTCTTTCTTATCTTTATCAATACCAACAGGGTCATAACTAATACTATATATTCCTGGAGGAGTACCTTTAGTTAACTGACCAGTTTTCTTATCTATATATTCAACTTTAATAGGATTAAACCATTTACGAATACAACCTTCTGGGTCTTCATTAGAATGACGAGGAACATTCTTAATATAATCAAAGAAGTCTTTTCTATATACACCACCAGTTGCAGCAATACGTTCATTAGGAATAAACTCAAAGTTATCAGAATCATATTCTACAAACTTACCGTCTATATAGAAGTTATACTTATTAGACATCTTTAGCTCTTGTTCCCATTCATCTAGTATCTCACTACTAAATATATTCTCACTTACAGAACTAAATGATTCACTAGGCATATTAGCATATTGTCCACAATAACTAATAAACTTAGCAAATGATTTACTTTTAGCTTTTTCAATAGCACGTTCTTCTTCGGCTATCTGAAAACCTAAAGCTATATCAGAATTACCGTCATCATCAAGAGATGTAAGAGTAGCAATCTGATTATCATCACCAATCTTATAACCTTCAAGTCCCCAACAATAAGGTTTAAAATAACCACATACTTCCGGTCTACTATCTTTATCCCATACATTTTCAAATGCCATAAAGTTTCTACCTCTAGGGTCATAGAAGTTCTGTTCAAATGTAACCCAACCAGCATTAGCTTTACCAGCAGTACCCCAAGCATTAAGAAAACCAGTAGTAACAGAACCTGTCTTTAGTGTAGGTTCAGTAACATCCATAAAATCATCAAAGTTTTCAAACTCTGACATTTCCTCACACTTAATTTCTCCGGCATCTTTACCAACAGCGGCAGAAGGATTATTCTTAGTAGATACAGATATACAAGCACTATTCCAACTGTTATCATCAATAATTGCTGTACTAGGGTCTTTATAACCTAATATAAAATCACTAGCATCAATCTTAGCTATACCTCTTACAAATGGTGTATTAGATTCATAGAAGATAATCTGTTTCTTCATAAAGTCTGATAAACCACCAGACTGAACTAAGAACTTGTTATCACTGGCTGCATGAATAACAGCACGATTAGGAGTAAGATTAATAAAGTTTGCAGAACCAATAGCTTCCATATAACTAAATCCACCACGACGAGTTTTATCATTTATAAGGAATAAACCATTATCTCGACAGAACTGTTTAATCAAGAAGTACCACCATTGACAATCTATGAATCGTGGAAATCCTCTTATCTTACGTCCAGTAACTTTACCTTCTTCAACACGAAGTGTTTTAGTATCTAGTTTAAGAATACGTCCATAATTAATAAAGTTATAATGTTCACCAGTAATATAAACCTCTTCTATCTCACCAGTTCTAGTATCCATAAGACAAGGAGCTTTAAAACCTACAAGTCTACGAAGAGTTTCTTGTTTACGAAAGTTAGTATAAGGCATACTATCTACTGCAAACTTAGTATAAACCCCATCTTTCTCATAAGCAATAGCAGCAGGACGAAGAAGCTCTGTATTAACAAATCTCTTATTTGGGTCAATATTCATTAAGAATCCTCCGCTTTCTCCTATTAAGAAATGGTCAAATGGGTCTTTATATCCACAGTCTTTAGCATGTTTATACTTCTTTCCTTTATCTTCTTCCATGTAATACATGAAAAATGGATATTCAGACAATTGCATAATCTATATAGTTATTTTAATAATACGACAACAAGAATAGCTAGCACACTTGTACTAGCTATAAATCCATTACGTTGTTTTTTATATCTCTTAGACTTCTTATACTCCTTATTAAGATTAGTAATAGCTTCATTACCTATTAACGTTATCCTTCTTATTTCTTCACGTTGCTTAGATATAACAGAATCCTGCAAGTAGCTATCTTGAACTTTTAATTCATATAACTTCTTGTAGGATTCGTATTGGTTTTTGTACTCTTCTGAAAGTATTAACTTAGCATTGGCTATTCTTAATACTTCTTTATCTAAGCTCCGCTTCGCTCCGCTATCCCCCATAAAGGAGTGTGATTGCTGTAAACTATCTACCTTCGTCTCTAGTCTCTTGATTCTTAACTCTGACTGGTTTTGACACAAGATATATGAAGCGTTCGAGGATAGCAATACTATCAGTATCACTAATTGCTTTATCAAATTCTTTCTCATACTGATTAGTATTATTAAGAGTATTGAGAATAGAATCTATTACTAATTGTAAACTATCTCTCTTTGTTCCTATTTCCTGATATACAGTATCAGGAACTATAAGTGGGACTTCTACATATTCCTTACTAGAAACAAAATGGTTGAATACTCTAATTACAACAAACAGTATAACAACTATTAATAGTCCTATTCCAATACTCTTTAGTTTCATAAAATCAAGTCTTTTTCTTCTAACAATGTATAAGTGAATACGTCTCCCCAAATAGGAATAGCTAATTCAATTATACTAATAAATTCTTTATAATCAATGTTCTTAGCTAGAACTTGGCAACCAGCAGACCAACCATCAACAACAGTACTAGCTTCTCCGGCTTTATGAATATTGATTCCGAACATTCCTTCATCAATAGTTGATTCATCGCAATCCATATAAAAATCTTTATTAGCATCACGGAATACTTTAACTGGTTTATATTGAACAAGAGCAATATATTGTCCCTTATGATAACCCTTCTTAAAACAACCACGATATTGACCGGGAACTAGAATAGCACAACCTTTAATATTAACAGGATTAACAAGACTTTTATAACCTGGGTCAGTAGTACAAGGATATACAGCAGTATATCTTTTACCATTAGCTGTCCAATAATCAACTATAAAAGCATCGTTAAACTCATTCTTATGTTCTTTAGCACGAACACCTATAATATTAAGGTTATATTGTCCGTTAGAGAAATAAGCATAACCTTTGTTTTCTAATGTCTTTCTCCAATCAACTGTTCGACATTTATCTATTAACTTATTATTATATTTAGCCATAACTTTAATTATTATATAAATAAACTCATTTGTTGTTTCTGACTTCCATTAACAGTTTGATAACGAATATTAAGCATAGTGTCTATTTCAGGTTCTAGCCTAGATATTTTATACCACTTAGCTGTTTCAATTTTACTTTCATCAACATGAAAACCATCTTTAAATCTTTGAGGTCTACCATACTGATTAAGTATAAATGGAACTTCAATATGACAAAGAGCTAAACCTTTACAAGGTAAACCAGTAATAAGATGAACCATCTTAGCATATAAGTTTAATTGTAAACTATATGTAGTTCCATTACAATTAGGAAGACCACCAAAAGGTGGAAGAAGAACATCTTCAGGTTTATGTACCCATTCATCTGTTTCTTGAACAGGTCTAACACTCTTGTCTTTCTTATAATAACCTGCCTGAAATCTAAGACCAGTACGATTAGTTTTCCAATCTAGGATAACGAATCCGTCCTCTCTTATAGGCAATATATCAATAGTACCACTAACCAAATACTTCGGAAGAAAAGCTCCTATCTCTGAATAAATCTTATAATCTCTTTCAGTATAGAACTTAAATACTTTATATATCTCCGGATATTTACCTTCAGTATGGTCTATAAAAGCATCGACATCAAGAAGTTTTGTATGACAATCAACAACATCTAAATCAGCAACAGTAACCATTTGCTTGCTCTCTTGCTTATTAAGATATTTAATAGCATTGAAGAACTTACTATTCTGACGAATACCATCCTCAAAACTATTGTGATAAACGTTACCCATATCACAAGCCTTATCTCTTATCTTATCCCATTGATTCTTTATATCTTTAATAGAAGTATTCTCTTCTTTAGCTTTATATTTAGCCCAATAATTAGAATCAAACTTGGGAACATAAGAATGAATAATAGTGGTAGCACTAATATAAGAGTTACCACAATTATCTGTGTACTTATGAGTAGGTTCATCAAAGTATAACTTACTTTGTTTATATTCAGGTTTAACTGGTATCATTTTGTACTTTCGTATTTCCCCCGTAAAGGAGTGTTAACAATGCTATCACTTATTAGTCCTAACTCTCTCTTTTGAGCTTCTACCTGAGCTTCCAAATCACTAGCATCTTTAGCAGACATAGAACTAGTAACAACCTTACCGCCACGAGCTTTCTTCTGTTCTATTTCAAGAGCAGCAGCTTGTTTAGCTTCATTCAATGATTTCATTTGAGTAGGAATAATATTAATGATACCATTGAGCTTTGTTACTAAATCAATAACAGGTAAAGCATCTTCTGCTTGTAGACCTGAATTAAGTTTATCAGTAAGTCTTTCACTAATAATGTTAGCTGCACGAGAACTATTATGAATAGCTCTAAGAATAGTTTCAAGAGCTTCACCTGCAACACCTGACTTATCTTCGTGATATCTATCAACAAGACGAAGAATAAGAGCATCAGGTTGCCAATCGGAAGGAAGAGCGTAATTAACTCTAGCAGATTCTAATGCTTCCGGACGACTATATCCCATCTGATTAGGCGGAGACTTAGGGTCAGCTAAATAATAGATAACTCCTGCTTCTTTAAGATATTGAAGTTTATCTTCACTAGTATCACGAAGATATAACTCTCTAACATCTCTATCTTGAATCTGATAGACATTAGGAGCATAAGGGTATCCCTGTTCATCAACACTAATTAAAGAACTTAAATCTAAGGGAGCAATCTTCGTAATCATAACCTTTATCATCTATTTGTTTAATATAGTAATCCGAATCATTAACAGGTTTCATCTTACTAAAGAAGTACATATACAATCTAAAAGAATTTTCATCTTTACCAAACTCTCTAAGTTTTCGTTCAGCTAACTTACGATTAAGTCTAGCCATCTTAGATATAATAACAGTTCTACTCTTAATAGTTCTACGCAATGAAAACCTAGATATTAATAAGTTTCTTCTAAATTCATTATATTCTTCTTTAGTAAGTTCTTTCCTCTTAGCCTTCATTATAGGATGATGTCTTAGAGCATCCAACTTGACTTCATTTGGAACGAAAGCTCCAATAAAAGGAATTGCAACTCTTTTCATACCTTTAATTCTCTCGACAACTTGATTTTCAATATCATCAATTATGTCATCAATCATTCCGGCATCTTCAGCATTAACACATAATAGGTTAATAATATTAGCTCTATTAAGTTGTAGTTCCTTCTTTTCTTTTAAATCAATAGAAGGCATTTAAGTTTATACTTTTAGTAAGTTAGTAGCTACTATAAACTTTTGTGGTTTACCATTAGGAATAAGACCTTCAACAGTATTTTGTCCTTGAATATCAGAAAGACGAACAATCTTATAACCAATACAAACTACTGTTTCGGCAATAGTAGTAATTAGCTTACCGTTATCACCTTTCTTTTCAGCAGTAACAGGAGTTACTTCTGTACCAAGTAAACTAATAACAGAACCACTTCCAACTTTACGAAATATCTCACCACGAGCAATACTAAGATTTAAGTCTTGGTCTCCACGAATAAATTCAGCAAGATTATAAGGAGTAAGTTCATTACTGCGAGGATTACAATCTATACCAGTAAATACATCAGAAGGAGCAACATATAAGAAACGATTAAGCATCGCTCTATCTTCTTCCTTAACATCATCAGCATAGTTAGTCTTAACCAATATGAATCTAGTACTACCAGTACCCTTTAAATCAGGATTGATAATCTCACGAAGTTTGGCAGTCTGAATAATAGCAACAATACCAAAATGCTTAAACGGAGTTATATCTTTAACTCTGTCAGAAACATACTTAAAATCAATTTCTCCAATGTGTTGAGGAACTAGGAAAGTTTCTCCTTTAGCTTTGTTCTCTAAGTGTAACATAATTACTTTAATTAGATTGTTAATACCATTAATTAAGCTGACTAGCATTACTAACCGTAATATAACCGCCAATCATTAATAGTGCAATTATACGAATAATATCTGTACTATCAATATCTAACTTGTTAAAAAACCTTTAGAGTTGTATTCTCTGTATAATTCACATCCATTCACACTCGTTCACACTAGTAAACACTCTACTATACGTTCTAATACTAAGCTAAAATATTCACTAATTCTTACCGTTCCATTTTTACAACTCTGTTACTCAATCTTCGAACTATTCGATAGAATAGGAGAAAGGGCTTACACAATAAGACCCAATAATACAACTAATACTATATAATATAGATAAGTCTAATCAAGGACTTAAATACAATAGTAAAACTTATAGGAATCATAGGCATTAATAAAATAGGATAGTTCTTCTGTAAGAAGAATTAGACTACTAACAACAATAGACAGTAGGAAACTTAAAGGACTTAAAAGAAGAATTAGACTTAAGACTTAATACAAAGCCTTATTAGCGAGCTTAGGACTGGTACTATAATATATAATACAATTGTTATGATTAGCGAGCTTAGGAGAAGTATTAGAACTACTACTATAAGACTTATTAGAATGGCTATTCCCCGGAGAAATATATTTTTTATGAATATATTTTTATCAAGGCGAACCTCCTACCACACAAGCCCCCTACTCTCAAACCAATTCCAATACCCCCGTCAAGACCAAATGACTTTAAACATATTGCTATAATGTTTAATTTAATACTAATGTTTATGATATTCTTGATATTGTTATTGGTTGCAGTTGTTATGACTACTGCGACTTATCGTTCTGTTGTTAATAAGCAGAGACGTGATTGGAGAGCGCATGGTCGTGCAGGAGAGACTTATGAACAATTTTGTTCACGTTATTATACTAGATACGTATGACTACTCGTGATAAGATTAAAGTGGTACACTTGGCATTAAGTATGCTAGGTGTGCCAATATTCATACATCTAAGTTACATTAAATTGTACGATGATTATGTGAACAGTTATCTAATACTATTGGTTGTACTAGTATTGATACTGGATATAAATGATATAGTAAAAAAACTATTGGGCTAGTCAAACCAAATGACTATAAACATATTGCAGTTACTATCAAATCAAATGACTTTAAACATATTGCCATTGTGCGTGTTGTCGGGATACACATTGGTTGAACAGTTGCCGACTAATTATAATCTATTTAATTCTTATTGTTATGGGAACAAGAGCTACAAACGATGCTGCTAGATTAGCAGCAGAAGCAGCTGCAAAAGCTGCAAAAGAAGCTGCCGAAGCAGCAAGTGCTAACGCTGAAACAGATGCTACTAATGAAGCTACTGATGAAGCTACTGATGCTAGGATAGTTGACCTATCAGAGTATCATGGACAGGAAGCAGACGATGTTACTCGTCTGTTGCTTGACCGTCCTGATTTCGAGAATCACGACAGCTTGATGATTACTAATATCATTGATAATAGTAGTCGTTATGCAGGTGCATTAACCATTGTGGTTAATCGCAATCTTCCGCAGTTTGTTAAGGATGCTGCTAGTGGTACTTATGTCGAGTCTACAACTCGTAATATCTTTACCACTCGTATTCAGCTTAGTGCTATTCTCAAGGGACAGGGTGAGCCAATGCTTGCCAATGCTGTTATGACTGCACCTTTGTCAGTACTGCACGTTATCTTCAAGAAGGCACGTATTAGCGTGCTTGGACACGTGCTTGGAGCAGGTGAGATATTTGTAAATCCGTATGCCAGTAAAATGGCTAAGGAGGAACGTGTTAATGAACACGACCGTTACGAGTATTTCCCATACGAACTAAGTATGCGTAGTTTGTCCCTTGCGGACGAAATGCTCGTAGCCGACATGTTGGCTAAATACCAGCCTGACGCAGAGGGTGCTGCTTAACCAGTTACGTAGGAGAGGGAAACCTCTCCTACTAAACTAAAGTCACACCATTCGGCACGTGTTCGATAATACTCTCGACTTATGTGTTCGATAATACTACTGACTTATGCTCGCTGTCCGGCACAGCTATCCGGCAAAGCTACTTAGGTTCGGAAACGAGCCTAGTCAACTGATAAGCGAAATCTAACACCTGATAAGCGAATCCATCGGAAGGGTCGCTAAGGCTCCTCGTTAAGCCAGAGTAATGACCCAAAAGACAACCAATAACAATACTAATATGAATAATAGTACATATATCTATCTAATAATACTAATAGTACTAGGATTAATCTATCTAACTAGATTATTCATCATGTTATTACATGAAGAATTACAATGGTACGAACGAATCGGTATAATAACACTAATAGTATTCTATATATCATTAGGTATAATAGGAACAATGAGTATGGTTAAGTCCTTAGAGTTAAATGGATAGAGAGGAGACTAAGTGTTGGTGAGGATAGAGGTGAGGGCGAGTCTAGACCCATTCGGCATCCTACCACTACCTACAAACCTACTCACAACTCTGTTAATGTTGCCACTCGTAATTCTACTAATCGAAGTAGGAGTTGTTCTCAACAATCCAAATCAATCCTATCGGTAATAATAGTAATAGTATTAGTCCTATCCTATTAGTATTATTAATCATATAAATAGTCCTATATTATAAATAGTATTATCTATTGGTTATAGATATAATATTAGTCCTATCTTGTTATTAGTATTTGTTGTTAGTATCTCAATAGCCCTAACGGTCTATCTTCGATATTATTAATAGTAATAGTAATAGTATTATTATATTATCTATCTATTGGTATTATTATATGAGGTCTAGTTCCTATTCTAATAGAATAGGTCACTAGAATAACAACAGTAGTATTACAACTTATAACAGAAACAATAACAATAGTATCAACAATAGTATCAACAATAGTATTAATAGTAGAGTAGTTAGTAAAATGTGAAACTCCGTGATTCATATTCACAGAAATAAATATAATATAATT